TTATTGACATAAAAAGACAAGAAGTTAAAATTATTCAAGAAAAAAATAGACTTGAAAAACAATCAATGGAGTCTTTGCTTGCTGGTGATATAGATAGCTTTTTTGATGCCCAAGCGTCCCAAGGAGCTATTGACGCTCTTGCTGGTGGTGGCAACGTTGCTGATTTTGATGCAGACACTTTATACAGCGCGTTTGAGGAGCTAAAAAGACAAGCAGCCGCTGGAGTTACGGAAGTTAATGGTCAGCAACTTCAAGGGCCGGGAGGCTTGCTTGAACGAGCAGCTGCCGCAACCGCCGAAGCTCGCGGTCTTGATCCAGCACAAGCGGCTCTTGTTGCTCAAAAAGCAGTTGGACAAACACCCGCAGAGCAATCGGCAAATAATGAAATACAACAATTAGCCGCAACTTTGCCTGCGTTTGGCGACATGGCCATGAATTCTTCTCGGGTGCAAATGGCCGCAGCCGAAGCTCAAAGACAAGCGGCTGAAATTCAAAAAGAAGCAGCTGTTAAAAGATCTCAAGAAAACGCAGACAGAACATTGCCAAAACCAGACCCGCAACAGCCTCCACAGCAACAGCCTCCAGCAAGAACTTCTACGCCTCCACCCGGATCTTCACCTCCTCCTGCTCCCGTTCCTCCGGTTGGGTCTGTTTCTGCCCCACCGCCCCCTTCTGGGTCTAGCTCGTCTGCGGGTTCTACGCCCCCTGCGCCCCCGTCTTCTACTGCCGACATCGCTGCCGCCGCCGCAGCTGCTGCTAGTCAGATACCTGCTTCAGTTAATGCAAACCAAGCGCCACCAACGCAAGACCCACAAACGATTGGTCAAGCTGTCGCTCAAGCTTTTAGTAACAATGCTCGCGATTTTGCTTCATTTGCAACTGCTGGTTATGTTAGGCCTAGCCAAGAAAATGAATCGCAGGGCGTGGGTATTCGGCAGCTTGCCAACCTTAATCCAGCTATGGCTCTTGGTAATATGGCCGCTTCTAATCTTGGTTTAGACACTCAAGCGTTAACTTCATTTACCAGCAATCAATTAGAATCTGTTTCTAATTTTGGCGCAGCCGTTAAACAGTTTGAATATATTGTTAAAGCCATGAATACAACAAACGGTTCAAATAATACTTCTGCTAATAATAATTCCCCTCAAGCTCTAGCTAGTAACAATAATTCTGCTATTGGGTTCGATACTTCTTCTATGAATCAGTTTACTTCAGCTTTAAGCAAGTTTAACGACACGATTTTACAAAGCATAAGCACTCTACAACAAACTAAATTTACTGTTAAGTTAGAACCAACTAATATTAACATCAATTTAACTGGAACCTCATTCCTGCAAACTCTTACTGGCGACTTAAAGTCTAGCTTGTTGAAGATAGTTAGCGAAAAAATAAGAAACCTTAAGGTAGACAGTGCCGGAAGAGTAATAGAAAGTAATAGTAATTTGTAATGGACGTATGTTTTATATTATCTAATAATAATTCTTCGAAAGCTAGGGGGAGCTTTAAACTTCTAGCTAAAGATAATTTACGTCAAAGGGCTAAAGCTAATTGTAAAATTAATTGTTCACTAAAAGCCAATATCACTAAGAATGTCTATCTTAAGTCTAAGCTAGACAGTCTTGTAAAATTCAAGACAACTAGAAAAGACACGCTTGCTGCTTCTGCTAAACCTGCAATATCCTCTAGCATTAGAGGCAAGCTTTCGGGAGTTTTTTTAAACTCGTCACATATTAAATGTGGATCAAATATCTCAATACCTTACGCGGATAAGCTTAATACCAGCATAACAACTAAAGATAAACTTCAAGAATTTCAACCTGTTGAAAAACTTTATCCCATAGGCGATGTTTCAAATGATTATAATGGTAACTTTATCGTAAACGAAAAACGAGAAACTGTACTTTATGAAAGCGTAAATGAAGGAATATATCTAGGAAATCCCACCAAAAATTTTGGTCATAGTGTTTTGGTTTCTGACGAGAAAGAAACATTTATACATCCATCTTCTATTTACTCCAATGGAACATTTAAGTACGTATGCGTGGTAGACACTCCTTCTTCTGTTCCCACTCATAGCTTTTTGCACATACGGGCCGCTGCTCCAATAAAAAACTACGCTTCTAATTTTCCACCTTCTTACAAGCTTTACGAAATCTATCTTAGAGATACTGGAGGAAAAGAAGTTATTAAATACAAGGACGTTACAGTAAAAGGAGACGCTGATTATCAAGACTTGAGTAATAAAAATTTTTCTACATACATAGTTGATGAAGAAATCAATAACGCCAGAAGGCTTTTCAGCGACCCCTTATTCCCCACCTTTGATAACACCTCTACAAGCATTAAAACTCAGAGTGGCGATATTTTAATCACTCAAGATGGTTCTCAGATAGTTTCCCAAAGGGGAGATTTTACGTTAGAGTTTTTACTTGATATCTATTGTGAAGACAAGTCATTTAGCGACGGCTTTAGTCAGGGTTACGAAGACAAGGTTTGCGAAACAAATTTTCCAAACACCTCTGAGAACAACCACCTTTCTGTCGCTGGTGGCCCACTTAGCTCTCAGTCTCTATCTCATCAAATAAATCCTTCTGATCACATTAGAATTACCGCAATAGAGATAGTAAACTCTGGAAGCTCTTTTGGTTTTTCTGCCTCTGATGTTATACCCTTGTCAGTAGAAGTTGACTCTTCCGGTCAAAGGCTTAGTCGTGAGATATTAGTCAGTAATATTGAACTAAATAATTACACAAATAATATTTATCCAGAAACAATCAATAATTCTTGGGAGTCTATTAATAGCGTTAATAATAATAGCGAGGAAGGCTGCTCTGGTATAAGAAACGTTCTAAGGTCTTATGACACCAAAGATTACATCACATTAAACCACACCAGTATCTCTGAGTCAGGAAAGTTAATACTAGAGTTTTCTCACGAACCTCCGCGCCCAATAGAGAGATATATCAATGGCGCTTTTAAAATTGGCTTTAATTCAGAAAATAAAGAGTTTGATTATGCCGGATACAAAACGGTGCAGGAGACTGATTCTTACTTTGAAATAGATGATATATACCTAAAGGTCATTGCTAAAAAAGATGCAAACAATACAGAAGATTTTTACCTAGATGTTGTGGGATACAGTGATGATAATTTCCTTGCTGTCACTTCTAGAGTAGGAGGATTCTTACAAAACATAAGCGGGACAGGAAGTGAGCCACTTGCTTCTGGTTTTATTAGATCTGACGAGTTATCTATTTCTTCAGAATCATTTTCTGAAAAAGATGAATTCTATGTTCGGTCTGACTTACACAACGCTGGTGGAGATCATTACTTGGTAGACCAGTCTAGCTCTGCACATGTAACATCAACAGATTTTCAAGAATATCTTGTACCTTTAAAAATTTACAAAAACTCTATCTTAAATAAGAATCAAAACTTTAACATCAGTTCTTTCTTCGAACACTTGCATTTGGATTTATGCCCAATCCCAAGCGGTGCTTCTATAGCATACATATCATTACTTGCTTTTTATAAACCCTCAAACGCCATCCCTTTGTACACTCTTGGCTACAAAGGCGCAGAGGTCGGTAGCGCTGACGCTAAACTCTTTCCTTCGTCTAGAAAAGAAGATGATAATCCAATTAATACTGGATTAGATTATGCGCCCCTTTCTTCTTTAAGCAATATTCCTCACGGCTACGGTTTTGATAACTCTTTAAAAACAAATTACTCCCGAAGGTGGAGAAACGCAGACGGTTTAGTTGCTGTTGGTCCATTTGATTTCAATGAGTTTGATTTTTCATTTTATAACCCGCAGCTTGCTAAACCATTTTTTGGTGGATATTTCTCATTCAATGATGATGTTGGAAATAATATTATTTCTGAAGAAATGTACGACTTGGTAACAGTTCAGGGTTCTTATATTGGAAACTATGACAAGATTCACAACGTCGGACTAAGATTTAATTCTAACTCTCTTTTTAATAATCAAACTAGTCACACCACAATAGACTGGACAAGTATTAATGGATATCAAAGTGATCCACTGTACGGACAAATAGCCGACTCTTTTGATAACGCAATTAGGGTGTCTGGAGATCTTGGTTACATTTCTTTTCCCACCATCGATCTTTCAGATGGCTGTGCTATTTTTGTTAGATTTAGTCCAGACGTTTCAATGAGCGGAATTGGCTACAATTTGTATAATTCTGGAATTATATTTTCAAAGCATGATACAGGAAATAATTTGGAATTAGCACTCGGTTATGACAATGGATATTTAACAGCTTACGCGACAGACTCTAGTAATAATATTATTTCTATTCAGGATTCTATTCCATACTCTGATTATACCTACCCTTTATCTGTCTTAGTTACCTATAATAATAACAATGACAGTAAATTGGTTCTTTACACAGACAACGAAAAGGACTCTTATGGATTTAGCAGACTTAGAGCAGAATCAGACACATTTGTTATTACTCAGAGTTTGAGTGATTTAACTTTTGGGTTTAGTCATGGCGAGGATATTGGGTTTAATGGATTTATTACAGATATTGCAATTTCTGCACCAAGCACTCAGGTTATTGATGTTCCACTCTCTTTTAATCCAGATACATTTTTAGATTCTATTCATACCAAATACTGGTCTCAGTCTGAAAGCCATCTACAGGACACCAATACTTCGTGGTCTTATGTAGACAAAGACTTAGACGAGTGGCATTTGGGAGCTTTTAATATCTGTGAATTCTCACCATCTTTTGATAGATTTACCAGCAGATTTGGCAAAGATTATGTTATACACAGAATAAAGAGCGACGGAGTTGCTTATAGTCAACATGCGAACCTTTCTTTACCGCAAAGCGTGGACACTTCCACCTCTTATCATACTCAGATTGAAAATGATATGTTGCGTTTGCCTCTTTCTGCTAAACCAGAATCTTTTGCTTCTCCCGGTGTTATGGAGGGCGTTCGTCCTAGAATATCAAACTCATTTGTTAGAGGGTATTCTATGTTCGAAGAAGCTTTTGTTGTCGATACCGTCATAGATCACGTAACATATAATGATATCATATGGAACAATGGTAAAATAGGCCCAAAACTAATTGTTAGTTTATATAGCAAGAATAAGGATGATCCAGAAAAGCCATACAAAAATCTTGGCCTGATTAATCGTTCTACTCATTATTTGGCTCCATCTGGATGTATAAACAAAATTAGTAGCAAGTTTAGTTTTGAAGATTTATTTAACGAAGATAGCGAGGAGTGGTGCAGTTTCGATCAATCTCAAAACAGTAGTGAGCTTGATAATAAATTTATGTCCAAAGATATTGAAGACATGTTTCTTCAGTATGACATTGTTTATCCTTCTGGCCTGCCTTACGATTCAAGTTTAAGTATTTATGGAATTACAGTAACATTAACAGAAGCTTTACACAAAGCAAGAACTCTTAACAATTTGACATAGGATAATAAAATGGCAGGTTTTAATTTATTCGTTGGCGGTGATTACTACCAAAAAGATGATATTAATCTTTTTGTCAACGGCAAGGAATATTCTTATGATCAATTGAATTTATATCATTCTGGACAGACACCTCCAGAATATGAAATGAACCTTTATGCTTCTGGCGATAATGTTTATTACTCCTCCATGTCTCTTCATACCCTGACAACATTTTCTTTTAACAATCCTTTCATAAACCAAGACGATGACGACGGGGGAGGAGAAGGAGGCGGCGATGGAGACGGCGGGGGCGATAATAATTTAGATCCATTTGACTATATGCCCATATTTGTTAATGGTGCTGAAAATATACTTTCAGACGAAGACAACCCTTATCTCAACTTGTTTGTAGCCAAAGATAATCCACCCGGACTGCCGGTGGACAATTTATTACATTTAAGCATTGACGTTGCTGACTATAGCGTTTCAGATTCATCATTGATGCTTTCTTTGTGGCAGCTTGAGTTCTCAAGAACTCCTGTTGAAACTTCTTCATGCAGCTTATATATTTCTGGCTTTTTTCAAGAAGCGCCTGCTGCTGAAGGAATGTCTCTATATATTGAAAATTATGTATCATTTCAAAACATTTCTGATAGCCTTGGTTTATTTTTGGCTAATAATTATTTAATTAAATGGGACTCTTATGACTTTGGCTTGAATTCTGAGCCTAACGACGATGTTTACGCAACCGTTCCCGCAACAGACGCTATTCGTGGTGTTCAACTTATTTGTTATGGAGGTTGCGGTCAAGGTACTTGCGAAGACGTAAGCGTTGAAACTCATGACACTGTTTGGTTTGATCCAGTTTGTGTTGATGGTGGCATTCTTAGAGCCTCAGATGTTTATACTAATTTAGACATAAACGCCTTTGGATCTGAAGTTCCTTACAGTGGGCATTTTTATGGTTTTAGAAAACTCGACAAGTTATTGCCTTTGCAAAAATATTTCATAAATATTATAGGCCAATCTGGATCTTCAGCAAAGATTACTGCTCCCAAAGAATTAGCCAGCTGGGAATATACCATTGATGGTAGCGACGTTGCTTACTCTGGATTGAAGCTTATTGGTGATAGCCCATTTGTGCAGAACGGAAGGAATGCTGGAGATCAGTATGGTAGCAGTCTTTCTATGAATGGAGATTTACTCGCTGTTGGATCTCCCCACTTTTCTTTTCAAGACGAGCTGGGGTACACCCTTCAAGATGCAGGAACAGTCTTTCTTTATAGGCGAGGTCCAGAGCCTGATTTTGACCAAATTGTTAGCAACAAAGCTGGATGGTATTTAGAAGGACAATTGAGGCTTCCGTCTGGAATACTGAGAGATTATTACACTGACACTCCAACAACCCAAGAAGATGGAATTGATATTATTTTGAGGAATTGGAACCTTGGTCAAGAAGGAAGAAATTTTGGAAATAATATTCATATATGCTCTGTTCCAAACGATGACCCTTGGATTAATAGCGATAATAGAGAAATAATTGCAGTTTCTGCTCCAAACGCCCAGTGGTCTAGAACATTTCCTGACTTACAAGTACAAAGCAATGATATAATTTTCTTTGTTTTTACCGACGAATTTTTGCCTAGCTTTACTGTGACAATAAGGGGCGAGGAATACACGCTAACCTACAGGGACATTGTTAAATCTATTACTTCTAAAAATCTATTGTATACTTATTACTCGCTACCAACCATCTCTTTGAATATAAATATCGTGATATTTCATCCGATTGATCCAGACATACAGCCAAGCCCAAGTTTCCCAGAACCACAACCTTCTTTTATTGTCAAAAAACCAATCACTAGACATAGAGAAGAGGCTTATGGTAGTCAAGAATTCTTAGACATAGACGATGAAATATTAGATCAAATAAAAAATGCTTTCTATGAACTTTATCCATATGATACAAACAAGCAGCACAATAATATACCAGCAATCTTGGGCGTGTATGTTGATAACTCTAGATCTTTAGGTTCTTCAGCAATAGAGCCAGCCCTTAGCAGGTTTAAAGAACATTACCAAGAATACGCCTTCCAAAGTGGCGTTACGGATGTTTTTGGAAATCCTTCATCTGGAGCCGTACTTTCTACTACCTCTTTGGATGAAAATTGGATTTTACAAACAACTACTGTCATTGACTTCACGCTAGACAGCGGAAGACTTGCTACTAATAATCATTTAAGTCTTTTGACAGACCCTTCTACTTTTGGAGTTTTCAATGAAAATCTCCCTGAGTTTAACATTCCACCCAGTAGCGGTGGTTGTGTTTACTTATTCGAAAAAGAATCTGATTCTTGGAACTTGATTCAACAAATTAATTCTCCCACCGAAGACAATACTATCACTCCTGATCTGTTTGGTAAATCTATTAAGATGAGTGAAGATGGATCTATTTTGGCAATAGGATCTCCGTATATCAATGAAGCTATAATGGTTTACGAGAGAGACCCAAGAGAACAACATAGAATGTATAGCAATATTGAAAGTTGGGTAGATTATCATTTAGAAAAAGACGAGCTAAACGAAAGATATGCTTATTTAAAGTTCACTATAGAAAATTTGAGAGCTTCTGGTAATTTCATAGACGGAGATTCTGGTGTATACAGATCTTTATTCTTTGAGCTTTCACATCAGGAAAAATACGACTACAGACACGATGTTGATTTCTGGGGTGATAAGCCAATACAAGAATACAAGCACAATTTCACCTATAGTTATACAGACATCGACTACAAGGGTACTTACTTAAGTTTATTAGAAGAGTTTGCACCAACTTCTAGAATGGGATACAGCGTAGCCGTAGAAGACGCTGGAGAATCTGTAGCATTCGGTTGTCCAACTGATAGTTTAGACGAGTTAGATGACACAAACTCGTATTACAACCCCGACAATTCCGGCCAGATACTATGGCCTTCCTATGTTAATGCTGGAGCTGTTAGAGTTTTAGATTCTATTAAGTATTTTAGGCATAATCGTGTTGTAGAATATTCAAAGTTTGGAAACAAAGATAAAGCTTTATATGAACAGAGCTTCCCAGAATCGTTCGATCATTTTTCAAATTTATTTAGTCCTTCTGGAATATCTTTCAATAGAACAGACTTTAGCGACTTTGAGATACCTGAAGACGCTGGGATGTTAATGATCATTTGCCCAGAGGTAGATTTTAGTAATATCGAAGTGATGAATAGAATTAAAAACTGGTTAAATCTTGGTGATAGAAATTTAGTTCTTGTTGGCAACGATGGAAATTTCGAGCAAGCCGGAAGATTTAATCAATCTAATCCTATTTTGAACAACATACTTTCAAAATTAGATTCTTCTATGAGACTAGTTAACACCCCCAATACTGAAAGTGCTGCTCTTAGCACTCAGGGTTCTTGTCCTCTTAGGCCAAATATACTACCTTCCTTTAGGCCAGAAAATTCTATAGATACATATGTTGACACAAGCGCTAATATCTTTGGAAACGGAGTTGCAGATATTAGAATTCACGCCCCAGATGTTTATGAATACTATACATGCTCAGAGTATTACAGACAGCACAACGACTACTGTTCTCCACCCCTGACTCACTCTGGCGATTTAAGAACTAACTGGAATAGTGAAGACGGCGTAATGAATTGGCCTAATTTATTTGCAGAGCGATTCCCCGGCAAGCAACCTCCAGTTCCATTAATGGTAGCTGGATATTACAAAGAACCACAGGTAGTAAACATTCCCGCCATACCGCCAACCTCTGGTCTTTTTCAGTATTACGATTACGTGCAAACAGATGTTTCTCCAGCCTACGGAAATCTTACCACGGGAGAAATTGAATTTGGATGGACAGAAGAGTTAGAGCTTTACAATAGTTTAAATACAAATGTAAATTTAAATTCTAATACTAACAAGTTTTTTAATCCTCCCTACAAGATGGGCTTAAATCCTATATTACAATCCAAATCCTCTAATGGCATTGACACAACCCTTGGAGAGGTCGTGGTTTCTGATGCGTGTCACTTAGCTGCGTCTGAGAGCATTCCAGAGACTAAAAATAGTCAATTATTTTTAATAGGAACTTTAGCTACTGAAAATCTAGAAATTCTTTACACTGGCCTCGGTGATAAAAACATTAACTTCTACTTTAATATGGTTGCTAAAAACCGATTTGGTTCTTCTTACGTGGCCCAAATAAATTCTTGGGCTGGTCGCTCTGGCTTCAAGGACGCTAATCCAGATTCTATCATCGAGCTTGTTCTAAGGAATACTGGAAACACAGTTTCAACCAATGTTAGTTTGTCTCAACTAATTTCTGGACATCCTAACGGAAATAGATACGATGTTTGCTGGGTTGCCAATCCCCTTAATGCCCCATCGGATCAAGAGATCGAGACACTTAAAAAATGGCTTAATCAAGAAGATAAAAAAATAATCGTAACTTATGATAACGAGATTTCGGCAAAGAATGCAGAAATATTGCTAGAAAAACTTGGCTTAACCATGAAGCCGCTTTATCTAACAAACAAGTCTAGATATGCACATAATACGCAAGACGTTGATTACAATAATAGAAACTTTTATTTTCTACAAAGATTCGAAACAAGTTTAAGTAGATTTTATCCCGACATCAATCCTTATAACTATCGCGCTAGATATGGCTTTATTCCAAGTAGAGATGATATTTATGAAATTACATTAGACACAAGAACTTCTAATTTTATACCTATTAATCTTCAGAATGGAACAGCTATAGCATCTCTGAATCATGGAATTGTTGATGATAAATTTTATGATTTGGGCTTTTACTACATGAAGAGTGGCACTGCCCGTATTTCTTTCCCCGTTCGGCCCAACACTGCTTACAGAGTCTTTTTAGATACCGCTGCTTATTCATTCTATGAAAAAGAACCTCTAACCGTTTACGTGACCAATTGCAACGCTTTACCTAGCTTTACTTCTCCCTTTATTCCCCCCGATCAAGACATTTACAATTTAAATTCTGATGATACTTTTAGTTCTGTGTTTCATGGCCCAGTTGGCGTTATTTCTCAAATTGGAGGAAGGAGTCAAGACACCTTACTTAAATCTAATATTATAGAATTCCACACTCTTCCCGGTGTAGATGAAGTGTCTTTCTTTATTTCTGGCAATAGCTCTCGGGTTGGCTTTAAGTATGATGAAGCGCCAAGCACGGTTGCTTTAGTTGGAATTTCTGGAGCGTTAGTTGACGTAATAGAATCTCCACTAATGTCTCGCGTTCCTAGATACGAGTGGGAGATTACAGATCCGGGTTCTGAGGCTTTTACTACTACTGTAGAGTTTCCCGACCCATTTCCAATGAACTCTAATAGCAATAAATATTGCCCCGGCAATGTTGATTTCTTTAGGCTAGATGATTGTAGCAATATTTTTGAAGATGCTAAAATCAACGATGGTCCAGTAGTGGTTGCTCAGGAGTTGTATTATGGCAGTCCTACAAGGCAGGGTATAAATCAATCTAGAATTACGCTAATTAGTGATGCTAGCATTATTGAGGGTCCATGCATCTTCCGTAGCGGAGAAGTAATAGAGGAAAATGCAAACTTTATTAGAAGTCTTTACCCAGACACTGTTTTTCCAGAAAATGAAAATTCTAAGCTTTTTTCTGCCACTTCGGTTACCAAAATTATCGCTCCAGAAAGAAGTAGCCCTGCGCGGCTGTTTGCTAACATTGGCAACAGCGGCTTGATAGAAAGGTTTATTCCAGAAAATAATCCTATAGTAAACTCTGGTAATAATCTTTACATGTTCAATGAAACCTTAAACTATGAAACGGCTCAACGTCCAGATTTAACAAGTGAAAATTCTTCAGCTGTGTTTTCTAAATTTAGAGATAGTCAAAACTTTTATGGATCTAATTCAAAGTTCAATCAAGAAGTAGGTGGCGTTTACTACGAAGACTCAAATATACTTGGTGGAAAGCCGTCTATTATTGACGCGCATGGAGCAGATTTTATAGATCCAGACGTTTTTGTTTCTGGGTATCCCGGAGACCTTTTTGGATATTCTATAGATTATCATAGAGGGAAGCTTGTTGTGGGTTCTCCCTTCGCCGCCTATTACGAAGAACAGCCTATTAGTTGGAGCGGTGTTGTTCAAGAAACAGAAAGTTACACACAGCCGTTTGGTACTATTACCAGCAGAAATGGTGGCGCTGGATCAGTTTACATTTATGAAAAAACAGGAGAAGGAGTAACACTTTCTGGTCGCGGAATACCTTGGCAATTTATTTCTAAATTAAGACCAAAGAGCATCGGCGTTGGTCAAGACTTAGATAGCTCAATAGAATCTAAACTTATAGAACATTTGGGCGAAAACGATTATTCCTTAGATGATCTTTTAAAGTATTCAACCTTTACTGACCAGTTTGGAAGTTTCGTAAAAATTTATAGTGATCTACTTGCCGTAGGAGCGCCGGGACACGACTATTCTATCAATGTAGATCTGTCCAGCACAACCATTATCGAAGGGGCTTTTGAGTTTAAGTCTTTTAATTTTGAATATGACGCTCAAGCCAGAGAGCTTATAGACTTGGGTGATCCAGAGGTTAGAGATTTAATTGGTATCATTAGTGGTGTCATGAACAATGGCGCTGTTTACACATTTGAAAACAAAATTACTAATGCTAAAACAAAAGAACAATCTTGGACCTTGGTTGAAAAGCTTATACCTGATGGTTACAAGTCCAGATTACAACAAAGCTACGACGAAGTATCTCAAGTTGTCGCTTCTGGCACAGAGAATGAGCATTTCGGAAGAAACATAGCTCTTTTTAGGCCTAAGCGAACAGATGCCGATTACACAATAGCAATTGGAACCCCTAATCATAAATTTGCAACGAGTGGCACACACATTTCTGGAGACTTGGAGAAAGCTGGAGCCGCTTTTCTTTTTGATGCTATGCTTAGAGATACTCCCCCATTTGTTCCAGATGAACAATGCTTTATGAACGCTAGTGTATTTGGTTATCCAAACCAAAAGGTAAGTCTTAGCATTGACAATAGCACTTTAGACACAACTTATCACACAACTGGATTTATTTATAGTAATACAGAAGGAGAAATCTTTATAGAGGCTTCTGGTCAAGATAGTAATCTTAAGGGTTTTTCAATACACAGACCTGTAATAAAGGCTGTCTACGGCAGGGTTGCAGACGATGAAGGAGATATAGAATCTCAATCATTATCACTATATACAAAATCTGTTTTAGGCCTTTCTAGCGTCGATATTCCGCTTTATTGTAGTGTTCCAGACAATTCTAATGTGTATAATACTTTAGGATTAAGTACAATAGCGCTTGGGAACATACGGGAAGGAAACGATATAAACTTATACGCTCATTGCCCTTCTGGTACAAATAGTGTTGCTTATGTTGGTTTATTTACTGGCGGCATAAGTTCTACTGATATTAATTTTTCATTATTTTCTTCTGGGTATTAATATGTCCTGTGAACAAGAGATTAAATTTTCTCAATCAAGTGCAGCTGGGTCTTCAGCTTCTAACTCCGCAGCTATTATAGTTAACAAAAGAACCGGTGGAGGCTTCTACATAACACCACCCCCGCAAATAGGTTGGTCTGAAAATCCTGTAATTCAAGGAAATCATCTCCTTGGATACGAAACTACTGTTACTTTGTCCTGCTTTGCTGTTGGCTGTAGCTCAACGTCTAATTTGGGGCAGTTAGTTAGTGTTCAAAGCTTTTTTGAAGATGCGACTACTTTAGAAGTAAGATCTTCAGCCTCTCAGTCTGGTGGTACTACTACTTTTAATATAACTAATCCAAGGGTTTCAGTTCAGCCTTCTAATTTTGCAGGTGTTACTAGGTATGATATTGTCTTTGATTCTTTTAGCCCATCTGACTCTACCAAGGGGGCTATTACTAGCGAGACGCACGGAAATACCAGCAACAAGGTGGCAATACCCTTAGCTTCTTTTTCAGACGTTTTTTCTTATGAACCAGATGATTCGCTTGGTAAACTTTATGACGATCCGGGCGCTCAGGTATATAGATTTACTAGAACCTGTAGCGCTAAAGGCAGGCCAGCCGTTGGCGCTGACGTTAATAACTCATCAACCTTTTATGCAAATGCATGTAGTGGCGTTAAAGCTTTTGTAGACAGCAGGATGGCTATAAATGAATATTCACCATACGTTGTTACAGATCATTATAAGTACATTCAAGGTGCTTCCATAATGCGAATGTCTACCGCTGTTAATATAGACTTAGCAGAATTGAGCTATTCAGTCACTATTAATGGGTACTGGGCCAATAGTTCTGGCGGCACTCTAAAACAACTGGGAGCGTTTGAAACTTTTAACACTACGGTTCAAAATGACGCAAGCTCAAGATTAGTTTCCGTAACCGTAGATGGAAAACTTAATGGATATTCAATAGGAGCGCCAACCGATTCTAGACAATCTGTTCTGGCGGGAGCTGGAGGTGGCGCTCAAGATGTATTAAATCGTATTTCTGGCAATGGTAGCTATGGAATGGGTTCGGTTGTTTACTCTAGGGCGCAAAGCGCCTGCGGTTCTGTTCTAAACGCTATCCCTAAAAGTATTTCTGTTGCAGATTCAGCCAGCGCTGATGGTGCTATTAGCTACAACATTACCTATGACAATAGACCCACAAATGTGGTTACTGGATCTATTTCTGAAAGTATCAGCGTTTCAGATTCTTATCCTACCGATGTTTATGCTTCTATCCAGATAATGGGCAAGAGGGACGGCCCCGTATTTCAATATATGAACACGACCACAGAATATGAAAGAACTTTAAACGTAGAATTAATTATGAGCGACAACATTACCGCCAGCCCATCTGTTCACAGCGACACTAGAGATCAGATAAATAGCCTAATAAGCAATGCAGCGCCATCACCTTCATCTGCGGGATATGTAATGCTTAAGCAGGCTACAGAAAATTGGAACTCTACTGAAGGTCAATATTCACTAAACATGTCTTGGGCTTATAAATGACTCTTCCCACTTCTTCATTCCCTCCGCTTGATACTTCCTACTTAGAGGAAGTGATACTACATTACGAAGATGGTATATACCCATCTGATCATGTTTCTGAAATTGGGAATTTTGATAATACTGATCAGAAAAATGCGTTAAAGCTTAGTATTTCTTTTAACAACTATAGAACATACCTAGAAGATTATATAGACTTTGATGAGTTTAACGTTCTTTACAGTGGAGGAATACCGTCATTCGCTTCTACAACCTTTGGATTATTAAGAGGAAATACTGGTTCAGATAAATTTAATCTGGAAAGCCTTCAAGACTATAACGATCCCTCTGACGACACTGTTAAGGGAAAATTTAATACCAAGTCAGAGTTTGAGTCGGCTCAACAACTGTCTGATCTAGATTATTATTATAGTAGTTTTTCTTATATGGAAATGTCGGACGGTGTTCAGGCTCCAGTTCGTCGTGATGTAAATATGACACATTTTGGTTTGGATGACGTTGTGGTCGTGGAGACACACTCTAGTGCTGAAAATTTTAATAGACCAAATTATTCACCCACCAATATTCCAGAAAATACTTCAGATTCTGGAGGTTCTGTTTTTGATCCAGATTATTTTAATCCAGACAGATACCCCACTGGACCTTCTGACGATTACAAATCACCAAGCTCACCATCTGGTCAATCAGGTGACAATAACCAAGATGATCAGGATCAAGATGATGACACAGGAAACTTCGATATGATGCCACCTCCCCAAACGGCTACACTGTTTATATCTTCAGCGCCCTCTAACTAGGATCTTATATGTCTACTAATTCAACAGATTCCGTTGTGAAAGATTGGACTGGACCTCTTGATAATTCTCTTGCAACAAGAGAGTCGGTTAGAAGTACGGGTGGTTTTTTCCCGGAACAGCAAACTTTTCTCGGCGCAACTATAAAATCGTTTAGCGCTCAAGCTGGTGGAGGGTCTTCACCGACTACTCTGAATGTAGAACTTGTAGTTGATCCCAATGGAACTAATCCAACAATAGATGATCCATCAAAGTCTAAGGGTGTTTATGATCCATACCACAGCGGAACTGATTCTTTTTCTCCTCCGGGTGTTGGAATGCCTGTATTTTTTGTTTATTCTAATCCCAGAGTTACTATTAGAGAAGCATTCGAAGGCAGTAGTGCTGGCTCTGTGTTAAAATTTGGCGGGCTATTACAATCATTTCATAGTACCAGTAGTATATCTGGGCATTCATATTCTGTCACCGTTGTTGACCCAAGAGAAATCTTGTCTAACATTTACTTAATACTGAACCATTCTGATGACAGGGTTGGACAAATAGAGAATAATGTTTACAATGTTTTTGGCTTCCTTGAATATAATCCAACAAAAAGCACAAGAGATATCTTTAAAAGCTATAGTAAAAATATTGCCTCTAGAGGCCCAAACGGTTTAGCTGGTGATGACATGTACTACTCTGGCGCTGCTGCTGCTGGAGATCCATATTTCAGCAATCCCGGATATCAAAATAAATTTCCAGTAACCGGAACGGCAATGTCTAGAAGAAGTGCTTCGGGTATTCCTTATTACAGAATAATGCAAGCACTTGCAGCAATGAATGGTGCTTTACCCAATAGTGAATACTCTGGATTTTCTGGCGGTATTTTTTATAGAGGCCTTAGTTATTATGTTAGCTTCTATAACTTGCCCCCTTTAGATCCTCTATATTTTTTCGATCAAGACAATATAGACTTACTTGCTTTTGTTATGGAAATTGCTGAAAGCTGTGGGTATGAAATTGATGTTTCCCTAAGCCCTTATTTTGGAAATGAGACCGGTGTTGGTGGAACAATTAGTATCAATTTTATTAATCGATCTAACGAAAGTTCCATTGGTCAAATAAATAGTTTTATCAACAACGCTGGCAACTTTCCATCTCATACTAGCGATGACGGAAATACATATTCATTATTAGAAAAAACTGACATTGGATATGAATTAACAAATCCAACTACTAGTAAAGTTTTGTTTGGTGCTAATCGAGTTGATTTATATGCTTTTACTTCTAGTCACGATGGTGGATCTTATCACGGAGGTGGTGGTGCTGGCAACCTTGATCAGATTATTCCATTTTATGGAACCTTAAGCGGAAATGTTGTTGTTCCAGTTAAGGGTAGTGGTCCTTGGAAACAGATATTACTAGACAGTAGCGGGGTTGGCGCTTTCGGTGTAGGAAATTATTATGTCGCCACAGAAACAGAATTAAGATACGCCTTAAAAGGATTTAAAGCTTGGAAAAACTTTTTAGAATTCTACAACGCAAGATTCTTGGAAGTTGTTAACAAAAATCCTAAATATTCTGAAACCTTAATGGGTGCTGGAATTCAGGTTACAGATGACGAAAATGGAACGCACACAAAGGGGCTTAAAGCACCTAGATGTTTATTCACGAACGATGCTGGCTATGGTGCTGGCGGCATGTTGCTTAACCCCTGTTGTCCACCGTTCGGCTATCCCCTTTACTACAACAGAGCTGTTGCTTTAGGTTTAACCGTTAAGAAAGTTTTTGACGAAAGAGCTAGCGTGGTGGCAGATCTTAGAGTATTAAGCAGTCTGGAAGGCTCTTCAAACCCTGCTGGTGTTGCTCAAGTTGTTAACTCTTTGTTGGAAAAATATAAACAGTTAAGAAAAGTTAGAAAATTGAGCCAAGCTGAGAATGATGCAGTTAAAGTTATCAGCAGTCAAGGCGCAGGCGTAGACGCAGCTTATCTAGATAGTATTATTTCTTCTATGACTGGTCAGATGGTTATTGTGAAGAAAAATGTAGAAACAAGAAAAGAAAATGCTCAAAAAGTATTCAATTTTGTAAAGAGTGTTGCAGAAGAATGTTACGGAAAAAAATGGCTAGTTAGATTGCCTCCAAAGCCAAATTACAAATTTGGCGCTCCTAAGCTTTCGGCAGACAAAAGAACTTATGAAGAAGGCCCGTTTGGCTTCTATCCTGTTGGCAATGGAGATTTAGGTGCTGCTGCTAATAATGGTTCTTTTGTTGAAGCGTCTAACAATCCAGTTTTTACTGCTGCTCAATCTCAATTTAAATCAGGCTTTATATCAACTCACAACCCAATAGATGACAGCCTAAACTATAACTATATTCCAGATAGTACTGGGGGTTTTGTTAGCCTAGATGTTTACAACCTTGGCGTTACTTCCGCTCTAATGCCAGCAAATTTACAAGGCTTTGGGTCTAACTACAGAATTAAAGCATATGTTCGATATGACTATGCCGAAAATCTTAATGTGTCTAGTGCTAACAGTAGAGTTTATACAGAGTCGGTAGGTACTAGAATTATTCCCCAAACAGATCCTAATAATGCTGCTCAAATGGTTGCTTTTATGCCAGCAGAATTAGACACTCAGGTTTACTATTTGCCCGTAACGCACACCAGAAGTGTTATGCAATGCAATGGCAAGAGATCGCATACATACCACATGCCATTGCCTGTTCATCTAGACGCTTCTGGAAACGTTCCCGACAACGCTGGACAATTAAAAACTAATATTCAATACGAACCTCTTTTTTCTGGTAGCAATGTCAATATTACAGATTTTCCTAGATCTAACAACGGACAAATTATTCCTTATCCAAACCTAGATTATGCTTATGCCCTAATAACAATAGGCAGTGTCGTTTCTCCAAAAAGAGATAGTCTATCAGATATACCTAAAAAACAGAAATTTAATACTGCTGCATATCCATCTTATTTTACTGACAACGAATCTCTGGGAACAGTCACTGCTATATCTGTTAATAGAAAAATAGACTTAGATAATTATGGCTCCAGTTTGACCTTTTACAATCCAGATAGGCTATTTTCAGTACCTCCCTGTGTAAAGCCAGACTTAGCAGTTTTACCTCTAGAAAATCAACAGTCTTGTTACGGACCTTGGTATAGCGGGCCTGTCAAAGTTAAAAATGCTCAAGGTCAAGATGAATATAAGTTATTAAAAAATACTGGTGGAAAAGTTGATATCCAAACAGATGGAAGCTTGGCTCCTTGGAATTTTGGCTCTTACAGTTTAATGAACACAGCTGCCAATAGTAGAGTTTCTTTGGCTGGAACTCTATATCTCGCTTCGGAAAAAGGCTCCGTAAGCTACCCCGGTATGCCCAATGGTAATGTTGATATTGGCAGCCTGATATCCACTGGTGGTCCAATTTTAGACAGTATTTCTCTAGACGTTGGCATAGATGGTGTGAGGTGTTCTTACAGATTTCAAACTTACAGTAGAAGTATGGCTCACGTTCAAAGACAACAGCAGAAACAAATAGATATAGTAAAAAATCAATATCTTAAAAATAGTGCGGCCCAGTTTGATTTGTTCAGCAAGAGTTTAATTAAAAATAAATTCAGAGGAGCGCCTCCTCCCGCCCAAGTATTAAAACCTTATGTATCTGCCATAGACCCTAATTACACAAATCCGGGAACAAATAATTTATCTATATCTAGCGTGACAGGCGCTGGCGAAGAAACTGCTCTTCAGTCTTCTGTTACCTCCTCAGAATCTATGCAAGAAGTCTTGGAGCAAGACAATGACACATTGTCTCAGTATAGAGACAGGTATAATTCTGCTTTAGAAAATCTATCAGACCAAAAAATTGCTGTCTCTCGGCAGCATCATCACTTGTTGCCTTCAATGAGGGCGGCTGATCTTGAGCAGCTAGAAACTCTTTATGATAGCCCGCTTGATCCATTTAATAGAGACGAACACCACATCACATACTGGAGTTAAACATGGGACTTAGTTCTGGGAACGCCTACTCTTCTTCAACCGAATTTCATTCTTTTGTTACTAATGACCCCAAGATGGTAGCCGTAGGTCTTGGGTCGTTTACAAAAGATAGCTTAAACAAGGCTCTAGTAGAACTCAAAAGTTTTGAAGACGAGATAGGAGATGAAGCTTTTTTTAATGATATTAAATCGGCCAACGGGAGCAACGGTCTTCAAATCCTATTCAATACAATGAATTCGGGAACTTGGCAGGGGGGAGGTGGCTCAAAATCATCTACTGATATTATTGGATTAGTTTCTACCTTTGAGTCACAGATTGAAGGTTTAATTGTAGAAAATAGTAACGATAAAACAGCCTCTGTCAGTAAAGTTAGGGGCGCAAAAAAGTGGTTAGAAGAGAATATAAGTCCAGTCAAAGAAGCACCTACTAGGTGCTATACTTTAATGGGTGGACTTTTTAGCAAAAACGATCCATCTGTTTATACCAATTTGTACTTCCACATACCCGGAGAGGGGGTTGATAGACAAGAAAGAGTAACCGCACAAAAAGGTTCTCAAATTATTTCAGACGTTGCGGTTTCTGCCACTGGACTTAAGTATTCTAAATCAAAAACTGACGCAGCAAGATCTTCGCTACATGCTGGAGTTTATGTTAAGCCAGAAGATATGTCTGGAAATTCTATTAATGATTTAGCTACTGGCAAAATAAGACTTTCTTATAATGACTCTCTAGGAGCTTGGGAATCGACACAAACCATTTTGGCCAGACTTATAACTCCCGTTGCTGCCGCTGGCAACACCGCCTTCCAGATGCCAGACGAAGACAGTGATGGCTTTTTACAAAACGACTCAGATGGAGACTTATTTTACTCTAGAGGATCTGAATACTATACAGGTAATTTTGCTTCAGGGCTAGCTGTTCCAGTTTCAGCTCAGGACGGAAATCCAAATCTATTCGGTCCTAATCTTATTATTGAATATAATGCGAAGAGAGTAGAAAAAATTAGAGTTGTTAATAGGTCGGAAAAATCATTTACTGCTGGAACTCTTGTTATGTGTACCCTAATAGGTGCAGAATGGATCATTCAAGAGTTCAGCATTGCTGGCGAAGGCCTTCCCACAAAAATGGGAGCTTGGACATTTTCAAAATTAATTGCTAATTCAGATGCTTTTTTTAGAGATGCTGCTATGTCTAATGAAATGTGGAGCGCTGGAAAATACGAGTATAAAGCTAGGCAGAATTGGTATTTCTCTTGGAAGAACGGTGTTGCTGGCGGTAGTTCTTCTATGCTTCCTTTTCATGATGCTACTGAAATAATGTCCTTAAATGATGGATCTAATGTCAGCTTTAATCCTAGTCTTGGATATTTTGTAGCATCTTCTTTTGATAGCGCTAAATATATTCAGTATACCAATGTTACTACTGCTATGGCCGCATTTACCACTGACGCTCTTATGGGATCTCACTTAAAAAATTGGTGGGGGCCAAGCTTTCCAGATGGTTATCAGGCTTCATTGGCCGCTGGGGTTAATAACTCTGGACCGGCTGGTATCAATAGCGATTTGTATTTTCCCGGATATAGTTTCAATGGACCTAGAGAAGATACTCCAGCAGACATGGCGGTAAATGGCTATTATAGCGATGATAATAGTAGCTCTCCAATATTACCTTTGGATCATTGGCAATCTCTTTTAAATAGCAATACTTTGTATTCAGCTGCTTCACAATATAGGTCTGACATATCTAGTTCTCCAACCGTTGCGCAAAGTAGAGGACTTACGCCCGCCAATCCAAATCATATACAATTTTCTCCTCTTCCAGCAGAAATGGTTATACATTCTGACCCCTACGCTTCAAGTTTGGGGGAGGAGGCGGGGCAATTTTAAGCGGTGGGCAGGGAGGCTTGCTTCAGCAAATTACAAATACTGGCGAACAAGAGGTTGTTGGCACAACTACTTCATTCGAAAAAAGAAAAGAAATAAAAGAGGTAATGGACGGATATGCCAATGGTGATTCTCACATGTTTGGTAATATGTTTAGTCGCTTTAGTAGCCTGAACGTTGGGTCTTACTTACCTTATGATCATTTTATCAAATCTACTCCACTAAGTAAACCTCTTGGCACTTTAACAATATACGAAGATGATGACTACGAAAAAGAAGGATTAAACTTAGTTGGCATTACAGCCGCTATAAATAGATTTACTAGACCGGGAGGCGGCACTATCAACATGGAAGTGTTCGAAGATTTTGGAGCGCCCATGTTTCAGAGCGCCCTTCCGGGACAAGCTCCCCAATTTAGCACTATGGCTGCTGTTTTTGGCTTTGTTGCGTTTACTCCCGGAACCTCCCCTCGTAATATTGGATGGAATCAATACGGTAGTGCTGTTGGTGCTTATAACTATTTTGGCACAACTGCCCTACATTGCAGAGTTTTCGACGCTTGGCCTAGAGAAAACACTATATGGGACACAAGATACTTTGCAGCTCTACATTTTAATTCTAGTGGTTCAGAAGTAGACTTTCCAGTTCCGACTCTTAGCGATGGATCTTTTCCATCAGCAGGTTCTTTAGTAACACACGAAAGCGACTATAAAGCAACTTCTGACTGGACTAAAGACCCGATTAGAAGAGGAATGTTACTAACATCCGGTGGCTTTGCGTACAAAAAATTAACTATTGGACTTTCACCTTCTAGCATGAAAGTTATACAGGGACCAATTTCTGCTGGCAATTATTTAGACAAACGAGCAAATATAGAAATGATTTTTGATTCTTCTGGAGGAGTGAGCTTTGGCTCTGACGAATTTGGAAATGCTCTATCCGGGGAAGACCTAAACCCCGGATCTTTTGGCGATAGGTACTACGATGACTCTGATCCAAACAACATAATAGACGAGACTGGCTATATCGTAAAGCTAGACGGAGGCGGCGTTATTTCCTTCAAGGGCGAAGTAAGGTATATTACTAAGCTAGACGCAGGACCAAAAGAGCATGGTGGAATCAAACGGCTCACAAGTGGGACGGGAGACGAGGCCGGAAGAATTACAGGAAATAAAAGCACTGAATTTGGTTTAGACCCAAATGATTCTGGGCAATATGATGCATATTTCTTCTTTCATAATGATATTAGCCACACATTTCAATTTGCATATTCTGGAAGTCAATATCCCGGATATGCTCAGTACGTTACGTTAAATATTAGTTAAAAACACAAAAAAAGTGTATCTATAATTAGTTAAACATCCAAGGAGTTTCAAATGCCTGCTTCACTTAAATTTTATGCCAATATTGGCGATCCAGACTCAGCCGAAGCTGAGATTGACCACCAGAACGGGGAAGGTTTAGGATTTTACGGTCTAGGCTTTGGCCTGTCTGTTCCCGTTGGATCTGTTCAAAATACTACTTTTGTCACCAACGCCGCTGGCACTATTGCTGGCGTTCAATGCAATAATACGTCCATGACCTCGGTAGGAGATGCCAATACCGCTGGCGTTGTGGAGGCTAATGGTGTTAGTATGCCTTTGCCAAATCTGCCCAATTATTTATGCCCTCTTAATATTAGATTTACAAACGACGATCCGGTTAGAGTTCAAAATTGTAAACTTCGTATTTTTGACAGAGATAATCCTGAAAATGCCGCAAGTGGAGTAACTACATATGTCTATGAAGCTAGACATCCAGCTGCTGAAACGAGTTATTCTAATTTGCATTTTCGCGCACGAAACAGAGATACTTGGGTTGAGTTTGGTCAAGGAATTAGCAGCATTGACGACCAAACTTTTAACGGTGCTTTAGAAATGACTTTTACACCCTCTCCCGGAATGCATGGAGAAAATTCTGATTCACTGGAGACAGATAGTGGACTTGGATATCAAACGACAGAAGGTGTAGAACATCTTTCCACCCAGCATGATTGGTATGTTGCCATGAGCGCTGAACCAACAAGTATTGGCAGTAAAACCCAGTACGGATTATTTTTTACTCTAGAGTATTTAGCATAACAGTTTACTAACAAGGAGATCTTTTATGTCAGCCTCAAATTTAAGTTCAATTACAGATATTTTTGTAGGAGCAACCGACAATGGCACAAGTGTGTCAATTCCAATTTCAAGTTTAGAAAGTTATTCCACAGGCGACGATGGTAAAGAGCTTTGCATGAGCCTTCTTTTGGCTGTGAACAAAGCATTAGCTGGCTCAGATCTGACAAAAATGACTACATCTACTGGTCAGGTTGCGACGGACGCTGATACTTTAACTAAAACTTTTAGCTTTACAGCGCAGCTTTCTTATAGTTTTGGAAATTTGGATATTGAAGCAGAGCCAACCACCACAACCACCTCGTCTCCGTAGTAGTAATCATAGAGTTTCTTGATTTAATAAAAAAGGCTACCCCTTCCAATTGGTTGGGATAGCCTTCTTTTTAGATTTTTATCTTTACTCCATCTGCTTGGACTTAGGATTCCACTTCTGCCAACCATTGTCTGGCAGCCAAGTGTCGCCGTCTTTACGCTTAGGAAATAAGCCGCCACCCTTCTTATGCGCACCAAAGGCTAGCTTTGCTCCGCAAGACTTACACTTAAGTTCGTAGTACTGATTGTCGTCAACGGTACGTACAACATACTGAATGTCTTCGCCTTGACACTTGCCACAAACATCATTCTCAAAAACTTCCTGAAACTTATTAAGCTCATTGAATAAGTCTCTTTGTGACTCACCTTCGATTTCTACTTGTAGTCTATTATTTTTAGTTGTATAAGACAATCTCATTTATGATCTCCACTCTTCGTTATAGCCAATAACACCTGTTGGGATTGAACCCTTGTCACGTTGATATTCATTAAGACGATCAATGATATCACTTGCGACCTTCTTTGAAACCTTGCGGTTTTTGTCTACTTTAAACACCGTGAATAACGCCTCTCCGTCTACGTTTAGCTGCTTACATTTAATATCTATAAAATTATATTGCGCATCGCTCATTCTTCCTCCTTCGTCATAGTCTCCGCTAGTGCTAGCGGTCTGCTTCGAAATGTCACGAACGATCTTTGCTGTGTCTTTTTTGGTCAATTCTTCTGCTGCCACACCCTTGATTTTAAGGGCTTTGCGTAAAGCTCTAGCTTCTGCTCTGGTGCTAGCAATGGCAACGGCGTAGGCACAGAACATATCATCAGTATTGCCTTCCCAAGCGTCAGCAACCTCAGAATATTCAGAACCGTTGGCAAATCTCACAGTAAATACCACAGTTGCTCTGCCATGATGGTCATCTCTAGTCACTGGAAATACTTGTGTTGGACCACTGTACATAATTTGCCCCAGAACAAGCTCAGAGACCCTTCTAAGGCCCGTTACTAAAGGGTGGCCATTCATCAGCTCATCTTCATTAAAGAGGCTCATAGCGTAATCATGCCACTCTGACGATAACATGTCTGGCGCATCGTTTAGAATAACATTTTTTACCGACGTATCTGTGTTTGACGGTGTACTCAATTCTTCAACTCCTTCAAATAAGTCTTGTTCAACAAACATTTAATCCTCCATTTATGCTTCAATTTCAATATATCTCTTGCTTTTTGGTGGGAATTTAGACTCGATATTGTCTAAAATATTAGCAATTTTGTTCTTCAGATCTTCTTTTTCCGTCAGGGACAAAGAGTCTGACATATGCTTGACTCTAATTATAACAAATCCTTTGCTCAAAATCAACCCTGTTTTGTTGCTGTCTGCCTTAATTTGCTTTTGTAGCTTTTCTTCTCCCCATATTGGCATGAAATGAGAAGGCCCATCTATCTCTATGATAGCCTTAATCTTTGGGAAAAACATATCGATCTCAAGATTTTGGTTGGGTACAAGATTCTTCTTGTGAATTTCCACAGTGTGGCCCAGTTTCGTGAATTCGTTTTTCAAAAATTTTTCCAGCTTAGATCCTTCCTTGCCAGCATTCTGTATAGCCTTAATGGCTAACCTTCTCATGTTTTCCTTGTCTTCTTGTGGCATATTCTTCCATCTATTTTTAGCCCTTTGCACATGAGAATTATATTTATCTTTTGTCATTTTGTTCCACTGATTTTTTTGTGACTTGCTTATTTTTAATCTTTCTTCTTTACTTCTCTTTCTTCCTTCTGTAGGTATTTTTGCCTTGCCTGTTTGCAGTGCGTTTCTCTGTGCTTCACTCTTACTTTTAAGATCTACTTTATTCTTGATCAGTATTCTTCTTATTTTATTTGGATAGGTATTCATAATGTCTGCTATTTCATATGTGCTTTTATTTTCTTTTTCATACAATTTTACTATTTGAGTTTCGTTCATGTCAAACTCCTTACTAAATTCTCCACACCGTCAAACACTTTAATTTTTAGATTATCCCCAATAATTCTTTTTAGCGTTTCTTCTATTTCTCCACTCTGTGCTAATATCGTAAAGTCATCGTTGATACTCATAACAAAAACTGGATCTATGTGATCGTCTGTAGTTGGTACATAATAAGATTTTATTTCAGATGTTTTGTTTGCAACTCTCGCAATCATCTTAAGCGATGTGTTTAAAACAATTCCACAAAACCCCCACAGCTGTTCTACATTTAAAACGGATGTCTTAAAATCAAAAGACACGGGACCGGATGGATCATAGAATATCACGGGGTTCATATTTGTTTTTTCCTGAAGATAATCACACACTTGTTTTGCTAGCAGCCGTTGTGATTCCGATTGCATGTCTACACATATTCCAACATTTTTATTCATATCATTTCTCCATACCTTCCAGAAAAATATGCGTTTCTTTTATTTGTGAAAAAATTTGCTTCAGTCTATTGCTTGGCTTGTGTTTGTCTTCTATCTTCAAGCGTACTTTTTCTTGATTATATATCTTTTCTTTATTAAAATCAAACATTGTTTCTTCATCTAGCATTTTTGATAATGACGATTGCAGAACATTGGCTTCTTCTTTGCTGTCGTTATCAAAATAAACTTTTGAACGAGATAGCCTGATTGCATTAAAAAAAGTTTCTGGAATCAAATTAGGCTTAATGTTCCTGAAAATAATTTCGTTATAATTGTGCAAAATACCAGCCATAGAGAACGGGTTTAAGTTTGAATCTGCCCCAACGTTCTCTGTAGAACTTGAAAGGAAATGATAAGAACCGGAATATTCTTTCTTGTCTTCTTTTTTATTAATGACTATGGCTTTGTCTATCTTGAAATCCACGCTAGCGCTTTCAATTTTATCATTAGCACACTGTAAAACATGCTCATACGGTATTCCAAAATTTTCTTGCTTGTGCTTTATGTTTGAGCTGAATACCAACGGGCAATTTATATCCTTTTGCTTTAGTATTTCTTTAATTATTGGCATATGCTTTGCTTCAACTAGGTCGATGTTTATTATGTGCTTAACTTTTTTTTCAGAATTTTGATTGTAGTGTATTACACTTCTCAAGTCAGTTCCAATATTCATAATTACAATATCAGGCAATGTTCGGTCATAAACATGGTACAAGTTTTCAGTCCCACCATTTATCATTATACATTTACAATTTGGAATCTTATTAATTTCTTCGTGTAAATAAATTGGCTGAGAAGAATCTTTTGTGCTATAGTTAAATATTGCAAAGTTCACTTTTGCACCTCTTCCTGTATGGCGTTGCTCAATTTAATTATTGATTCACAGCCTTGGTAGGGTAATATTTTTATTCCTTTTTTAATCATATGATTGATAACCTCATAGAATATTTTATTGTTAAAATTGCCAGAATTTATTATCTTATTGAAATCATTAATGCTGGATTCTTCTATGCTTAAAACTTCACACCATCCGTCTCCAAAGCTTCCAAATGACAGGTGTTCTATAGTTTGTGTTTCTTGATTTAAATTTACTTTTATGTCTAAGGTTCTATCGTTAGATATAACTATGTGCTTTCTTTCTCTTAATAGCCCCTCAAGATCTTTTGGCCCCACTATATAATTGCCGTTTACTATTAGCGCGCGCCTATTGTTTGTATTATTTATGGCCAATCTAATTGATTCACATATTCCAGAATTTTCGTAATTAATGTTTTCAACGCATCTGATGTCAACATTTTTATACTTACTGTATACATACTTTCTAATTCTTTTGGAGTCATATCCCGACACAATAATTATTTCAAAATCTTCTATCACTTTCTTTATCGACTGTATTTGGTAATCTATAACTCTCTGGTTGTTTTTTCCTATTGGAATAAAAGCCGCGTTCCCAAACGACTTCATCTTTGGTATAAAAGAATGATAGACCAATATTACGGTTATTTTTCCCTTTGGTCTTTTTTTCTTTTTACTTTTTGATGTAATATATTGTATGCTCATTGTTTCGTAAACTTAATATTGTACTTACTCTCAGAAGATGAAAACTCTAATGTGCTGCAAATTAAATTCATTTCTGTCATAACTTTTTTAACTAAAATAGCTGGATGAACATTGATCTTGTTTTTTATTGCCCTGTTAAAATAATCTGTATCTCTATTCCTTATTGTATTTTTACAAAGAAGGTCAATGTCGATATCTTGTATGAAACATTCTCCACCAAGCCTGAGCTTTTTAGCACAAAAGCCCAAACACTTCATGAAATCATCATTATCTGCATAGGAAAGAGCGTCTTCAACAATTATCTGCATAACAGAATCATTTGGAAGTAGATCTTCAGATATTTCTTTCATCTCTATAGTTTGTATGTTTTCTATTATACTACTACTGTTTTCTTTGCTATATATCTGCAATTTCATTTTATAAACTCCGTGTTGCTTCAAAGGTCTTGTTCCAGTTTTCTAAGAAGACATCTTCTCTAAAATCAGCTAATATTTTCTTTCTTGCGTTGTCGCCCATTTTTCTCGCCAATTCTGGATTGTCTAAAAGTTGCTGAGTATATTTTTTTAACTCTTTTTCATCATTAGAGATAAAACCTTCTACACCATGAGTAACAACTTCTGGTATCATGCACGTTGCTTTTGATACTACTGCGCACCCACAGGACATTGCTTCTAATACTGATTTTGGTATGGGGCTAAAAGTTGAAGAGTTTAAAAACACAGAGTGAGAATTATAAATACTAACCAACTGCTCAACCGACTCTGTTGGTTCTGATAAGCCCGGATTATCTCCAACCAATGTGAAATCTAAGCCTTCTACTATGCTCTTCCACCCCGTGAAATTCAAGCAGTAATCCCTATTTATAAAGTCGTTAGCAACTGTTAATACTTTATTTTCTCTGCTTTGTTTTTTATTGTCAAACACCATTGTATCGACAGAGTGTTTAATTACCGTTGAGTTATATACAATTCCCCATTCAGATCTGGAATATTCCGAAATAAAAACATTAATATCTCCAACCATTGCTCTCATAGCATTTATTTGCCCATTTGCCACAAGGTTGGGCGTGGGCGTTGTGTGTTCTAGAGAAATAAGTGGTATCTTTAAAATATCTCTCAGCTTATAAGCAATGCTAAATTGATCAAATCTACTCTGGGCCAATATTAAATCAAAGCTTAAGTATGATAATAGCTTGTCCTCTGGCATTATCAGGTAGTTTTCTGGTATGCTTGCGTATTCTTTTTTCCATTTCTTTCCCCCTCTAGCGTTTACTGCATAAAAATTATGCCCAGTCTTACAAAGCTGGGTTTCGTACCTTTCGTGTGTGGGAAAAGTAAGTATATTTAGCTTTCTATTATTGTTTGTATTGTTGGCTTTTTCTATAACTTCCTTTACTTTATTCATTAATAATTTCCTTTATCTTTTCGCCAACCGTTTGTAAATTAAAATTTAAAGCCTGCTTATATCCATCTTTGTTTTTTGGTTTATTTTGTTTAAAGTAAAATCGCATAGCTTCTACTGCCATTCTTTCGTCTGGTCTTGCCCAATATTCGTTTCCTGTGAATATGTGTTCAAACGCAGCGCCCTCGTTAGAGCAAATTTCTTGGGATCTTTCTATTAAATATCCCGTATCTTTATTGTCTTCTAAAATATAATCACATGGCCCTCCCCATTTTGTGCATATGGGGTGGTTTCCATAACTCATCGCGTCGAACGAAGGTATCGACCAAGCCTCTCCGTGAGAAAGATTTACAAAACAATCGCAAAGTTGATGTAGATTTTTTATCTCATTTTCAGAAAATCGTTCTGCAATGATTATTATATCTCCATAACTATCGTGATCCTTATAAATCGCTAAATCTTCTCTTATTTTTTTGCACATTTTTTCCATGTGCTGAAATATCTGCCTTGAATCAAACCCGAATTTACCAACCTTTAATATTAAACTTACATTTTCCTCTGGGCCAAATGCGCTGTAATAACATTTGATTAGTGATTCTATATTTTTTCTTTTAGTTAAATCAGATATTGCATAAAACTTATAAGAAGAAGTTGCGTTATATCTGTCAAAATTTACTTCCATTTTGTTTTCTTGCTTAATAGCTTCTGTATCGCAAGGTATTGGTACAACTTTAACGTTTTTGATTCCAGCGTTTATTAAATCTGTTTTGTTTTCACTGCACGGAACCCACACTTCGTCCATTATCTCAAGATAGTTAATCCAAATATTATCTTGTATGTTGTTAGATTCAAACATAGTATAAGCTATGTTTTTCTTAAATCTATTTGTTCCAACAAGCATGTGCGGCAAAACGTGTTGGATACAAATGTCGATATCCTGCTCTTCCTTTTGCTCTAGTTCCGATAGCCATTCTGGAATTGGGTTATCTCTGGTAAGAGTAATGTTTCTACACACAACATCTATTCCGGCTTTAGTCATCGAAAGAATAATTCTTTCTGCTGACTTAGCCCATCCAGTTCCTTCCTTGTAGTGGCCTATGTATAATACTTTCATAGATTAAAAACCTCTGCCCTCTTTGCTTCCCATAGATTTATATTGTTTCTTTTGTTCACCAGTTGTTCGTGTGCGTATTTTATTGTGAACGGTTGATTTTCAATTTTTTTAGATAGAGATACAACTGAATCATCTTCATTAAAAAAAGAACCTATAATTGGCGATGTACTAAATCCATATGTAAGATTATTTAAGATACTGTCATATTCGTAATTGTATTTGTCTTGTGGCTTGCATAAAGCTTTATCAAAAAGCCAGTTTACCACATCTGGGTATGAGACGTTGTTAAGCTCTTCTGGAATTTTATGTGCTGGCTTTTGTATATCTGCTGGAGATTTCCAAGATTTTTCCAGACTTAAAGTTTCAACTGAGTCAAAATATGATTCCCAAACCTTACCGCTTATGTCCCATTGGAAATACTTCAAAAAGTTTTGCCGTGTTTCAAATCCTTCTTTCTTTCTCATAGCTAATGGTTTTGAGAAAAATTCAGAAAACATTTTAGCAGCAGCATCATTGTCTGGCACTGCTCTTTCACATCCAGTTTCCATTTCTTTATAAAGAGACTTATAAGGTATAGCGTACCCATTTAGTTTTTTAATAACGCTGGACATAGCCGAGTAGTCTATACTCATAACGGGGATTCCACACGAAGCTGCTTCTACCTGTGGTAATCCAAAACCCTCTGAGTTTGCATATTGAACATATAAATCAAAACAATTCATAATTTTTGCTAAATCGGGATAAGATAGTCCGTTTTTAACATTAGACAGTTTAGCGGAAAATTTACCAGTAAATGGAGATCTGGTTACTGCCCCATTAAAGTGTGAGGCAAAAAATCTACCAGTTTCTAGACATACGTATGTAAATAAAACGTATGAGTGCAGAGAATGCTCTGATAATATCTCTGGCAAATCCCACCCAGCGTCTGGATAGCTGGTGTGGCAATATAGCTTATATTCATTAGGGTTGCTTGATGAGTCTAAAAACTTTCTAAAAGCCTTAAAAAGATCTGGATAAAGTTTTCTTCTTTGGTTTCTCATTACCGTTCCAATAATTTTGATATTAGGATCGATACCCAAGCTTTCCCTTAAGGACTCTTTGTTTTCTATTGGCTCATACGACAAGTCTGCCGAAGGGGGTGCGGTTCCTATGTAATTTATTTTATTTCTTGACTGCTTTTTAAGCACTTCTCCAGACCAGTCTGAATAACTGAGGCAGGCATCTGCCGTACTATACATACTAATCCACTCTTTTGCTTGTGGGTATGCGTCCACCGTTGGCATTAATGCCCACTTAAAGAATTTTCTAAAAGGGGAATTATAAACAAAGTCTGTCATCCAAAAATCTCTAATATCACACACAATGTCGGGCAAGAATTCTAGACATACCCTCTCAAAAGCAAAGCCTCCAAACTGACTCTTGGGATTACCTTTGTATAGCTTGGTTAGTTCTTGATTCGAAGGGTCTGGCATAACACCAAAAAACTTCCAAGGAGCTTTTGATCTTGGATCTTTGTCCATACCGTAAGCAGCTAATTCTGCTATTTCATATTTGCCAGTACTATACAAATATTTAAGTATTTCCCTCGTATAGGTGGCATACCCAGTATTAAGAAATGTAGCTTCAGAACAGAATAATATCCTAGTTTTTCTCATTTTGTTAAAAATCCCAATCCTCTTGTGTAATTTTCATATCTTGACATAGCTATTACCCTCCCTTGGTAAATGCAAGCATATTTACTGCCAAGGCTTACTTCTTGCGCTAGCTGTATATTTATGTTGCCTGCTTGATACTGACCCATTCTCAATTCTTGTTTATTCATGAGTTTGCTTACATTTTTATACATGTCTTCTGTCGTGTAATAAAATTCATGCTGTGCGGTTTCTGGCTTCATTATGTCTTTAATGCACTCATAAACAATCTCATTGTCCTTTTCGGTATACAACAATGCCTGAAAAATCATAGGACCAATAGCAGATATCACACTAAAAAAATTTAAGTCTTTTATGACATATGAGGAAATCGGCACTTTGTGTTCAATATCAATATCGCAGTAATATCCACCTCTTTTAAGAAGATAGCAGTACCTGAAAAAATCCCCCTTAGTGCAACCTCTTCTTAGAGTATGGAAGAAATCTACATAAGACTGATCATACTCTCTTTTTAAGAACCTTATAACATCTTCGTCTGAAAAAAATAAAACATCCTTTTCGGGATTTAATTTTTTAATATTGCTTATTATATAGCTGGGTATTTTATTGTTTTTGTAAGTCAAGATGATATTATTTGGAATCATTAATAATCTTCTTCTCCTTGATTACATATGTCAAATTCGTTGACTCTAAATATTAATTCTTCATCGTCTTTAGATCTGTGCTTTACAGAGGCGTGAATGGTTATCTTACTGCCCTTCCTTGTATTTCTTTCTATTATTTCTGCCCCAGTGTGCCACGCTTCGCATTGTATGTACGTTGGTATTCTATTTTTTTCTCCTGTCTTTTTTGTTTTTCTGTAGCTATAAACAACCATTACAAATTCAGACAGTAAAACATCGCCAACGAAATTAGTCCTTGGATTTTCAACTAAATATCCAGTAAAGCAACAGTGATTCATAATATCTCCTATCGTAGTATATTAGCTGCTACACCATAAAAAAACAACTAAACTTCGTGAATTTTCTCAATAATAAAAGACGAGTCGTTTTTGGATACAGACCCGCATAGAATTAAATTATTTCCCTCATATAAAATGTATTTATATTTTTGTTTTGTTTTTGGGAATGCTATCACGCTGTCTAGTACGCATGTGTCGTCTTCTATGGTTAAAAACGACATCGTTTGTCCTTTCGAGTCTCCCTTGCTTATTTTATAATCTGACACTCGCTGTATGTTGGCTACCACGCACAAGTTTTGCCCGTGTTTTCCGTTGACTATTTCTTTACAAGTTGTATTAGCAGCAGATGTGTCTGAAACATCTATTTTCGACAACGTTACTGGGCAGCCCAAAAACTTTACTTCTTGGTCAATTAACCAAGTGGGTTCATCTTCCAAGCTGTATGGTGGATTTTCTAACAAGTTAATTTCATTGCTGATAATTTGCTTTCTTTCTTGCTTGCTAGTTCCTCCACCCTCTTTCTTTGTTGGAGCTAAATCTATAAGTGCGGATGTAAAATTTTTCCACTTTTTACTTTCATAGTTAGTGGCAAGCCATTTCTTTTCTGCTTGAGTTAAAACTCTGTATATTTCGTAATCGTATAGAGCCTTATTTCTTGTTACCTTGCCATTAAAGTCTCTAAAGAAACCTATAGATGCCAGAGCTTTAAAGGCTGTAGAATTAATACGAGAAGAGAAAAACAACAGCAATTCCAGCCATGAAAACTTGGTTATTTTTTTATCCAGTTCTAATTCTGACTGTGATATTGCGCTTAGTACAGAATCTCCGGTTTTCCCAGTTAGAGATTTAATATCCTTGATACCAAAGTAGATTTTATGTTTTTTTGTATTAAATTTTTCCTGATAATTAGCAATGCTTGGCGTTTTGGTTTGAATTTCAAAAAGCTTTGCTTCTGACACTAATTCATATATCTCTTGGTGTGGATCTTGCTTCTCGTTGGCGTAATACAAATAAGATAGAAAAAACTCTTCTGGGTTGTGAGCTTTCTGATAAGCACTCCAGTAAGAACACACGGCATATGATATGCTATGAGACTTATTAAAAGCGTATCGAGATGAAGCCTGAATCCACCCAAAGATTTGTTCTGCTTCTTCCTTTGTTACAATCTTAGTCTTCTTAGCCCCAGCTATAAACTTTTTCTTAACCTTTGCCATAAGGTCAGCCTTCTTTTTACCAATTGCCTTACGAAGCTCATCAGCCTCCTGTAGATCGAAGCCAGCGATCTTTTGGGCGATACGCATAGACTGCTCTTGATAGACCAGAACGCCATAGGTGGGAGCTAGGATTTCCTCTAATGCTTCATGTAAATATGTTACTTCTTCACGACCATGCTTACGGTCAATGAAGTGCTGTGTCATAGACTTGCCATCAACATAAGCTTTGAGGCATCCCGGCCTAATGATTGCAATCAATGCAGACAGTTCTTCAATATTACTTGGGGCAAGTTTCTTTGACCAAGATTTACCAAGGTTGCTTTCTAGCTGAAAAATACCTTTAGTTTTGCCGTCTGCAAACAGTTGCCAAGTTTTATTGTCATTATATTCCATCATCATATTCTTGATTCTTAGTTAAACATAACTCTTCAAACGTTTTACATCTAAATTGTTCAAATTTAGGTATAGCATCTTCTTCGGTCTTGTAGCCGTAGCTTATTGAACCCTGTTTATTTGTAGGGTGTATACTTACCATTTTAATCCAATCTTTCTTAGGTAATGCGTAATACATTACATTTTGTTTTATTGAGTTGTATACAACTACTCTTAGGGTTCCACGTTTTTCTTTTCCTCCGTGCGAAACAACCCTATCAACTAATCCTCTTTTTCTATTATTTATAGTAGAAGACTTACAATCGCTTCCGTCACTAAAGTCCATGTGGTGACAGTCTATTCTTTCGTACCCACCAACGTGTGACATCGCCTCTTCTAAAAGAAGAGAAACATCAAACCATTCTGGATTAATTTTTTCGATATTAACAGCTTCTGCAAAAGATGGATGATAAGGTATGATAACTTCCTTTATCAATAACTGCTTTTTTGTTTGTGTCAATGAGCTATTTAATATAGAGATTTCCATTAGCAAATGCCTTTTCAAATTCAATGTTTTGGTAAACAGCCCTATGCGTTTTCAGAAGCTTTATGAATATGTTAGCAGTGTCCTTAACGTCTTGCAATGCGTCGTGAGCGTTTTCTGAAGACAGCCCCATACGTTCACGTAAAGAATCCATGCTAATTGATTTAACGCTAGGATCACCCTCAGTCCACAAGAACACATTGTCCATAAGATCTACTTTGTAAACCTTGCTAAATAGTTTTTGTTGACTACGATTACTATCCCATTGGCCGTATTGCTTGCAAAGCCTGTTGATAATAATCATATCAAAGCCGATAATGTTATATCCTACAGGTATCGGAGCAAAGAATGGTTCCCCCTTCCAGTTGTATTGATCAACAAACTTTGTAAACTTATTCCAAACAGATTTTAAAGCTGGTGCTTTAGCTAGTCCCTCTCTGGTTTTGCCAGTGACTTTTAATGCTCCTTCTTCAATTGGATCTATTCCAGCAGCAATTGCTTCATCGTCATCAAGAATAGGTTTAATTTCACTATTAAAAGTTCCCTTAAGTGTTAAGCTTCTTCCGTCAAGAGCTACTGCCGCTATCTGCGTCGGCTGTGTTTTATGAGGATTGCGAGATCCTGTCTCAAAGTCAAATACAATATAATCCCTATTAGCCATTCTTTATCTCCTGTATTTTCATTAGTTTATCTAGGAGATTAATTCCTAGAACGTCAAATTTTACATGACCTAGAGCCTCTAAGTCGGACATTTCCAATCCTGCAATCTTTTCTGACGATCCTTTCTGCTTAACCATTGGACATACTTTATGTAGCGGATCTTTCGATATGACCACGCCTGCGGCGTGTTTACCTTGTGTTTTAAAAGTTCCTTCAATGTCTATAGCTTGCTGGAAATATTGCGCGTAATCGCCTTCCAGTTTTCCATTTTCCAGAATGTGGCAAAAATCTCTCAACTCGTCAGCACGATTCAATAATGACCAACGAATAATAGATCTATCTTCATCATCCATGTCTGCAAGTTGATCAGAAATATCTGCTTCGTTTGGTATACTCTTTGTTATAGCGTTCATCTCGCCAAAAGAACACGCATCATTTATACGCAGCACTTCTTTTATTGCGCTTCGCCCTTGCAGTCTACCGAATGTAATCATTTGGCTCACATGGTCTTTGCCGTACTTGTCCTTGAGATAATCTATAACATCATCACGCCTCTTACCCGGAACGTCCATATCAATATCTGGTAGAGATACATGACCATCAGTGTTTCGTCCAGCGTTGTAAAATCTTTCAAACAGCAAGTCGTATTCTACTGGGTCAATCTTTGTGATACCAATTAAGTATGATATCAAGCATCCAGCCGCAGAACCTCTACCCGGACCAGCCAAGCACCCCATGTCATGTTCTACGTGCCTGATTATATCCTGCACAATGAGGAAATAACCAAATAGATTTGCATCTTTAATGACTTGTAGTTCTGAATTGAATCTATCTAGATATTTCTGCTTGTCTTCTGGTTTCTTTACTTTGCCAGTATCAATAAGGTGGCGTTTCCAACCTTCTCTAGCAAGAACTTTTAGATAATCTTCTTCGGATAGTCCGTTTGGACAATCGAACTTAGGAAGCATGGGTGGACTGAGAATGTCATAATCCTCACACACCTCATAGACAAGTTGCAGTTCTTTTGTTACCGCAGCGGGCTGTATGCACTTGTCGTCGTGTGTAAAATACTCCGATACTGCTTTGTCCAGTTCGTTCTTGCGAAGCTGTTTTTGTATTTTAGGTAACGTGGTCTTTAACGCTGAACATAATAATACTCTATGCAGATCTGCCTGCTTAGACTCAGCGTAGTAGCTTGGCTGAATATCTTTACTTGTAGCTATAAGATTGTCTCTCGACATAATCTCTTGACAGAATTTTGTATTAACATTTCCATCTTCATCTAGAGATGACACAATTTCTATTAAGTCAAACCATCCATCTTTATTTCTAGCAAAGACTGTGGTGTTATCAAAGGAGCATCCAAGGATTGGCTTAACGCCGACTTTCTTGCAAGCCTGAAAAAATGATACGCAACCAGATATAGATTTGTAATCTGCAATACCACATGCTGGATAATCATTATCAGCACAAATCTTTGCAAGTTCAGTTGGTTTTGAGAATCCTTTTAGCAAACTGTAATGTGTAAAATTACGCAAAGGGAACCAATTCATTCAATCTCCTCACTCAAATTTTTGTACAACTAAGCTATTATAGCTCATACAATCGTCTTACGCAACTATTTTGGAGGCATGGGCTGCTTTTTAGGTTCTTTATCACTAAGCCTTGGACCATTACTCATTGGTATTATGGTTAATTTTGCCATTTTTAATTTCTTCTTCATGGTCAACAAAATCAATTTCCAACTTATGAACCAGCTTACTGCCAGCATGTCTGTAAAAACATGGCAATATTCCATGTATGCATAAATAAATTCCGGCCCTAATACATCCAAGGCCATGACCAACCGCAAACACAAAGTGTTCACAGTAGGTCATGTTATTTTTAGAAAGATGTTCTTTCCATTTTTTTGTTAGAGTCATATATCACCAAGCGCGACACGACCAATAACGAGCTTTCCATTTTGGACCCGGATTGTCACAGTTGTGTCTAGCGCGAAAACTTTTTCGTCTAGCCGGATTATCCTTCTTGATTTCCATATTAGGATCACCAAAGTTTACTTTAACTACATTACCTTTGTCGTTCTTGACGTACACACTCATTTTCTTTGGTCCGTCCGGGGTTCTAAATGGCTTATTTAGTTTTACTTTGCGACCTTGATATTCTACCGACTGAGCTTTTTTCCAAGCTTCTGGGTCAGGTCTATCTTTATCGCCCTTCTTGGCTGGCTTGTAGTTTTTGCCTTCACGTTCTTTCTTTTTGCGAATATTTTCCCAAAGGGAGGCAGCGTCGTATTCTTCTACTTCTTCTCCAAATTCTTCATAGTCAGCCTCTGACGGTATGTAGAAATTTTCTTTTGTAATTTCTTCTTCGTATCCATATTCATTGAAGTAAAGCTCAAAATCAGCCTGAGCAACCATGTTTAAATCTTCTGACGCTTTGCTTAAGCATATAGAAGTTCTTTGTTTTGGTGCATATTCTTTTTTCATTGTTTCGTCGCTCATGCACCTAGACAAAAACTCGTTTCTTTCTTCTCCATTTTTTTTATTTGGAATTGGCATTTTGTTCTCCATTGGTTTTTATAGCCTGTTTTAGTATCATGTTTAATCTTCTTTCAGGTATTCTAGTCTTAAAATATTCATATATTTCTTTAATCATGGGGTGTTCTGGATCTTGTTTAAGCTCCATCCAGCCCAAGAAATAATTCCATATCCTATCTTCTAAAGACAGTTTATAAGGAACTCCATCGGGCCTTCCAAATCTATGTAGCCATTTAAACTCAGGCAAGCATATTGCCTTGCCTCCATTTTGCCTAAATTTTTCATGTATATATCCCTCTTCTCCTCCGAATCCTCTGAATTCATTATTGAAACCTAGCCAGTTTTTTGTTTCACATGAAAAAGTTCCAAGACCCATCATAGGAATCTCAAAGGGCTTTCCCGACTTCATGCCCTCTTCGTCCTTTGCCCACTGTCCATACATGTCTCCACCCCAAGTTGGCTTAAAATGCGTGGAAAAACCTACATGATTATCATACATCATGGGTCCAGATACAATGTTTTTGCAATCTGGATTTTTCTCATAATAATTCATTAAAGCATCTATACTACCAATGGGAAACAATACATGGCAATCCATTGAGATGCAATATTTGCCTTGTGCGTTTTTAAAGATTTGATTTCTGGATGCTGTTGTCGTTTTTTCAGTATATGGTATATACTTTACCTTGTCCTTTAGCCAGCCTCCTACAACAGATTGTAGCTGTTTTCCATGCCTTCCTGATGGATTGTTATCAATAATGATTATTTCTGTTGTGGGTTCTCTGGCAATTTTGTGATATAGCAATAATGATTGTATGCTAAAGTACACGCCGTGGTAATCATCATATGTGGCCATTCCAATAGTTAGTTTTTTGTCCATATATTCCTCTTTTCTTAGCCGGGAGCTTCGTAAAAACCTATGTCAAAACCTTCTCTGGTGCAATTAGCAATGGTTTTTTCCATTCCGTGTTTTTGCAGATGGTTCTCTATATACATACACATATTTTGGCCTGAGTCTTTCCAATTGTTTTTACAAAAATGACACAATTTGGTGCATTTCCAGTTACTTCTATCGGCAGAAATGGGTTTTGGCGCATCATTTTTCTGTATTTCTTGAAATCTACTTTTGAGCATATTCAGGAATTTCTTCTGGTCAGACTCATCGAAGCACATAGAGAATGGGCCACCGTCTTTAATAAAGAATATTGACATAATGGCTTGTTTATATTCGGGGAAAAGCTTGGATATGGCATAGTTGTACAATAAAAGCTGGGGGTCTGAGCATAGTTTTTCATATGTCTTTTCTTCTCCCGTAGCCCAGTCTAGCCGCCTTCCCGTTTTCCAGTCTATTACTTCTATTGTTTCGTCGTCAACCTTGGTAACTAAGTCTATCGTACCCTTAATCGCAAGTTGACCTTTTACCGTTTTTCCGTCTGGCATTTTATATTCAAACTTAGCCCAATCTTCTTCAATTGGTATGTCAAAATGGGGTTCTGGTTCAAGAACGTCTCTCTTTCTCGGATCAAATTGCCCAGCATTATATTTTAAAGTTTTCCATATTAAGTTGTGGCACATGTGTTTATCGGACATGTCCCAAGAGTGTACAGATGTTCCAGTATAAAATTTAAAACTTGCATCTAAAAGTGTGTCAATTAATTCTTCAGACATTAAATCTACACGCTTGCATTTTACTTCTTTTAGCGCGTCGTCTTTTATTTTTAAGTACTTTACTCTGGAGCTTGAATCTTGATCAGCTTTTTTTAGTCCAGCTAAACACTCCATAACTTTGTGAACAATTGTTCCTAGTTCAGCCTTTTTTCCACTTACAGACTGATGCCCTAAAACATATGTGATAAAGTACTGCATTTGACAGTAAGCGTAGTTGTTGTAACTCGATGATCTTACGTATGTAATTAGCATTAATTTCTCCAGATATGATTCATGAGTAATGTCTGTTCTTGTAGTTCTGATATGTTATATTCTTGATTGTCAATAATGTAGTCAAAAATATCCCAGTCAAAAACGTCTTGATTCAACGCTGACTCACACTGGTGAGTGCTATGGGTGGTGTCTCTCGTAAGCCTTATGACGAAACCTCCAGCATCTTTAATTGCGTGTACTTCATTTGGAAATCTCACATCTGGTATTACAGCAATGACAGATTGCTCTTCCTCAATGGTTTTCATAGTTCTGTCTAGCCACACGGTGTCTTTAATTTCTCGCATAACATTTGTTCCAAAATGTTGTAAAAATTCTCTTGCCGTCATGCCGTATTTTGTATAGGTATTTTTATCTTCGTCAGTGCCATAGGCTTGTTTAGGCTCAAAGTCAAAAAGATCTATGCAAATCATTTTAAGGTAATCCGCAAAGTGATGTATTTTGATGTATGGCCAAATGTTATACTCGGCGTAAGAAACAAAATCTTTATCTCGCCTTAATAGATCTAATATTCCCCAGCCACTAACATTATCTCTATTGGTGGTTAAGATATTTAATTGTCCATCGCTACCAACTCTATAGTCTTGAATCATTTTCAAGTCTTTCAAAACATCTCCATTTATAATGTTGGCTACTGTGTTTTTCCCAGACTGCTTTCTGCCAGATATGCCAATAATTTTTGTCATCTTTTAATTCCTTTGTTGATTTCTAATATTTGCTCTTTAATTTCTTTAGGATTCATTTCTCCAACGTCTTTTCTTGTTAATTGAGGAAATGTTAATGAGTACATTCTTCCCAGCTGTCTTTGTATTTGTATTCTCGCTTCTTTGCCAGCTTGGTCGTTGTCCATTAAAACAATGATATTTGTAACGGCTAATTTTCTGAGTTTTTTTTCCTGTTGGTCAGAAAGGGTTTTACCAAATATACTCACTGCGTTTTTAGCACCCGCTTCGTACATTTTCCAAACGTCTCCTTGTCCCTCTAATAAGTAGATGCTGGACAGTGCGTTTGCTTCTTTTTTTGCCCTATGATAATTATATAGATACTGCCTTTTCTCAAACCCTTTTGGGTATAACAAAAATTTAGGAATCTTATATTCTTTGGTAGATCTTCCTATATATCCGACTATTTTGCTGCCATCGTCATTGTGAATTGGTATTACAGCTCTGTCTTTCATTATACTTTCTGTATCACAATCTCCCACTCCAAAATATCTTAGGGTTGATTTTTTAAAAGCTCTGTTATAAAAATAATTTGATGGCAGCTGTACTTCGAATTTGTAATCTAGCGCTTTATCTTCTGACTTGTCGTCTTGCTTTTTGAGTATTTCTAGCAATTCGTAAACAGAAGGTTCTACTTCTTCGTCTTGCTCTGGATTTGTAGTGTTAAAACTGTACAGGCGACCGGTGTTAAAATTAGAAGACACCCAAGACATTACTTCTTTAAATGAAACCTCTTTGCCAGCCTGTAATGATAATGCTCCTTGTATTAAACCAAATACGTCGTTTTTATATTCGTGTTGACAATCTCTAGTCCAGCACTTCCATATACCTTTATCAACAGAAAAAGAGAACGCCCTTGGATTATCACTGTTTTCATGAACCGGACAGGTTGAGTATATATTATCAGAGAAAAGCTCATACTTTATTTCCAATTTAGTAAGAACTTGTTCTATCTCTTTGTTTAGTTTATTCTTGATCTTCTTCAGGTTCATCATTTAAGTCAATATTTCCTATCTTGTCTGCATCTATTAGACCAGTATCTCCTATTGGCTGATTTTTAAACTCGTTGCGAGTTTTTAATTCTATCAGCTTTGCGTGAGACCCAACCATTTGCATATTTATATAGTCTCCATCGTCTAGGCCAGCTCCATGTCTAGAGACAATGGGTACTAGTTTTCTATTACCAGCGTTTGGACCATCTTCCGCAAGTTCTTCTGGAGATTTTGCTTTAAAGATACTAAAAGAAGTACACAGCCAAATTAAACGATCTGATCCACTAACGGCATCAGTACTTTCTTTGGTAATGCCGTCACGATTCAATTGCACAAAGGATAGACAAGGTATGTCTAGCTTAACGCATAAATTATGCAAAGAGGTAATTTGGAATCCTAATGCTTGATATTCCTGAATATTGTTTGTGATAGATGAGGACGACATCAGCTTGAGGTAATCATATATGATGAGACATTCATTTGTTTTGCCGCTCTCGTCTGTTTTAACTTCCTGAACTATCCAACGTTTGATTAAATTCAAAATGCCCTCAAACGGCTTGCCAGCAACGCTAATGTAGCTATATGGCACACTGTTAAGCTTTTCTACACTTTCGTTTACTTTAGTTAGTTTCTCTTCATCGTCAACGAATTTACCAGTTGCTATTTCATTAATTGTAACGCCACTAATATTTGCTAACAGTCGATTCAAATGATCTTCTTTAGACATTTCTGTGTCCAACACCAGAACGGGAATACCTAATGAAGATACATTAAGGGCAACATTATCAGCGAATACTGATTTACCAACTTTTGGTCTTGCAGATACAAGGTCAACGCATTTTCGTCTAAGACCACCGCCAATGGCTTCGTCATATCGAGAGAATCCCGTTGGTATACCAATGATATCGCATTTATTTTCTGATAAAAATTGTACATAATCTTCTACGCCTTCGCCTATTTTTTCTGGGTTTTCGCTGCCGCTATCTTCTCTCAAGAAGTCGGTTACTGGATTCTCAAGCACCCCAATAATTTCATCTATTGTTTCAGAGCCATCAATTCTATCTATGTCTTTATGTACTTTTAGTGATAGATTTTTTATTTTTCTGGCGAACTCAAATTTCTTTAATTGTGCGGCAAACTTAATGATGTTATCCTGATTGACGGGAAAATCAAAAAGCGATTTGATGTATTTAATTTCTTGCTTTGTGCTGATGGTTTCAATTAAATTCAGCTTTTCTGCGGAGGCTAATAAAGAAGCTATGTCTACAGATTTTTCTTCTAAAATAATATCTTCTAAGCATTTGTATATAGCTTGATTATTTGTATTTACAAAGCTTTCTGAAGTAACAAGGTCGGATATGCGAACATATACGTCTACTCCGTATTGCATAAGTCCTGCCAGCACGGCTCTTTCCGAACCGATATCTAATAATTTATTTGAGTTCACCTAGTTATTATCCTATGCACTTGTCGCATCTATAAAACTCTCCATAAACAAGACCTGCATTTATCTTGCTTTCTTTTCCACACTTGTGGCATGTAACAGTTGTTTTTTTAGGTTTAGATCTATTACGAGGAGTAATGCTAGCCGCTGGGGTTTCGATGTGCCTGTCTTCTCCGGTGTCCTTCCAAGTATTTTTATTGGCTCTCACCGCTTCTTTTCTTTTTTTGCTTAAATTGTTCTGCTTTTTTACTTGAAAATCTGACGAAACGCTGCCACCAAATTCATCCACAATGTGTGGAGGCATGGTACTTCCAGCCAATCCTTCATTTTCCATGAGTACGCCGCTTCCAGTTTTACCGAATTCCATTAAAATATCTAATAACTCTGTTTGTTCTTCAAAGCTTAAACTGCTAACTAGACTTTTAAGATTCATATTCTTTTCCCCTTTTCCATTAGTATATCCCCTTTGCGTTTTAGCTCATACACTTTGCCATCTAGCTCTTGTATCCTCGCTTCTGCGACTTGTTTGTAATTGTCAATAGATGCGGCATATTCATTGTCAACAACTATCATCTGCATTCTTATTTCATGTTTAGTGTAAGGACTAAATTTTTCATGATACTTTGCTACCATTTTTTGTAGTTGATCATTACATAAATTAAATACAACTTTCTGCCTGTTGATTTGATCCTGAACATACGAGGCGTACCCGTAGAGAGCATATGCATAATCAAAAAGCTCTTCCTGATTAAGCTTTTTAACCTGATCCATCTCCATATCTGCGGCTAATAGGAATTCTTCTCGAAATGTGGCAAACTTTGTGTTTGTTTCATTCGTGAATTGATCTAGCTTTTCAAGAAAGTTTTCAACGGTTTCTTTAGCTGTTTTCAATTTGTTCTCTCCATTGATCGTCTGTGTCAGAATACTTCAATTCAATCAGGTCAATTTTGTTCAACTTGCACCACTCTATTTTATCTTCATCCTTGGCTTTTGCCAACACGAAATCTGCTTTTGTCTTATGGAAGAATGGAGTAAATTCATAATGTTGTTGTCCGTGAACTTCTACTGCAAGCATTATCTGTGGAATATAAAAATCTAAATAAAGTACTCCTTTTCTGTGCCTTGGTGTGCTTCCCGGCAACTTAACTTCTTCAAGTATTCTATAACTATGGAAGACAGTCTTCAAGACTTCTCTTGCGCGAACGTGGTACTTTGATCTCTTGCGTTTGTCGTTGGCGGCAACAGAATATCCGTTTAAATTCCAAACGTACTCTCTGCCATTTAAGCCTATAACTTTCATACAAAATCCATTCTATAAGTCTAGCCAGTAATATACCGGCGCATATTTGAAGTATTGTGTTCATTTTTCATCTATGTTTTTGAAGTCGTAGAAGAATACCTCTTCATCTAATTCAGAAACCCACCTGCTGCCGGAATGTTCACAGCTAAATTCTTTTGCGAAAACTTGCCAATTTGGTTTTTGTTTGAACTTTCTGCTGATAAAACTACCTCCGTCTACCCATAATACTCTATTGTTTGGTTGCATAAAATATTGACCACCTTCACCCTCAAAAAAATGTCCACACTTGTGACCAGCGGCCATTTCTCCGTAACCAGATTTGAACTGAGGACCAAAGCACCAATCTATAGTAAAAAGGTACTTGGACTTGTGAAGACTATGATCTTTAAGCATTATATTAGCGCCTCTGTTTTTGGTATAATCATTGATATTGCAAGACGCATAATAGCTCATACTGTCCCAGAGTTCTAGCCAATCAAGATCATAATCTGTTCCACCAGATTCATTTGATCTAAGATAGTGAATTGGAACTCTAGCGTGTTGACTTCCGTATTCAGTCATGATAGAAAACATAGCGCATCGTTGAGGTATGCTAGTAAAAGAAAATACTTCAACAACAATTCTTTCGTTTTTTACACTAGCTTCTTTATTGTACAAAAAACCAGTGTCTAAATAGCACCAAAATGGTGGTATATCTACGTTTAAGTAGTTACTCATTGACCACCTTCTTTAATTTCTTTTCTGCGTTACGAATAGTTTTCTTTACATAATCTGTTAATTCGTAGTCTTTCTTGTAAACCTGAAGAGCGTCTAGCATTCTCCAAGCTTCTGTCTTCGTAATTTCTACTTGAGCCATTAAAATAATTCCTTAATCTTGTCGTAAATGAATGATGACATATCTGGATTTTCATTTAAAAACTCAAGTGTATTATTAGCGCCTTGGAATTTAAAAAATCTTTCTATATCCTCGGGTTTATCAGAGATTTTATTCTGCTTGAGAATGTTTTGTATCACTGGATCTTCTAGGTTATCAATAGCGCACTGAATTGTGTACCAAGCTCCAGCGGTTTTGATCAATCTAAACTCACAAGCAATCTGCACAACCTCTTGAGTCTCATCAATCCCAACACCGTAACGAATCCAGCTTTCTGCCGTGCTACTTGGAAGACCTCCCGCACAAGATGTTTTTATTGTCCAGTTTGCTATCTGTCCAACATGTGGTCCACTGTCTTTTGGAACTTGCCACCTACCTCTATGTGTGATAACCATATTGGTTCCGGCTTGATATTGCAACATATTACCACAGTCTGCCATCTTTGATGGAGAATATGGTGAGCCGCCAGTATTAGCGATATTATGAGTAATACAGGTTAGTATAGTTTTATTCTTCATTAGTGTACCGCTGATACGCTTGAAGAACATAGACAACAATCGCGGCAACGCATTGCGAACGCCAGTTCTAATTTCACCATCTAGTTCGTCTTGAGGAACCATGTTTGATAAAGAGTCAGCTATTATCAAGCATCCGGGATCATTATTTATATAGTATTCAATAATGTTTAGAAAATCTTGTGCTGACAAGATCTTATCATCTGTTGATTCTATGATAAGTATTTTGTCTGCCTGCAAGCCTTTGATTCCATCAAAATTTTGGCGCGACAATCTACCTTCTGTATTTACATAGATTACGCGCTTCCCCAAAGCCTGACACTTAGAAGCAAAATGAAGGGCGGTAGTTGTTTTCCCAGATTTTGGATCTCCAGTCATGACTACTACACTTCCCTCCCTTAGACCGCCACCCAAGGCTATGTCTAGTGCTGGCGAAACGCCAATCACTTGTAGACTATTGATAGATTCTAAAACTTCCGTTCCGCTCTTAACGACATCTCCGTATTTGCTTACAATAGAATTGCTAACAACGTCGCTATCAAACTTGCTTGATGATTTTTTCTTTAGCTTGCTCATATATTCCTCAATTTATTTACGATGCTTTGTTTTTTACTTGCTGTAACTTTTCTTCTTTGTTTAAATTCCTTCTTTTCTTCTACAATTTCTAGCTCTTTGGCTTTCTCTCTAAGTCTAATAGACTCTTCTTCTTCCTTATTGTACTTTCTAATGGCTTCTAACGCAACCTGATTATATTTCCACCCTCTTGGCCCATACGCCTTTAATCCTATGTGGTATATGTTTGCAAAATAATCAGATTTTATAGCTTGCAAAATAATTTTTTCTGAAAACTTTTTCTTTAGAGACTGCGTGGCTTTCATGTTGCGCATAAAAACTTCGTGATATTTATCGCCAACAGTCCAAAACTTATAAGACGGCTTATCCATCTTAAAGGCATCTGTCCATCTTATAACCAACAATTCTGCAACATAGGCTTCAAACGTGCAGTGTTCGCCAGTATGTATGTGTGTGTATTTGTGCTTTTCAGACCATTGCTTTTGATATTCTTTATTGAATAGCTTTGGTTTGTTTTTTTTCATTATTAATTATGGCTTTTTCAAAAGACTCAGCTATTGTGTCAACTGAGTTAAACGCAAGTGTTAGTTCGGGAACAATCCACGTAGATTTTTCAATTTTATCATCGACTACTTTTCCCACCGTGTAACAATGTTTGGGTTGCAATCCAAAATCTGCTTTTATAGACCTTACTAAATATATACCATTCCAAGACGAAGTGTTTTCAAAAACTCTATTAGTCCTGTATTGCAATCCAACTTCGTGTATTGTTAAAATATTTTTCTCACAATAATCACCAATGGTTAGCCAGTCTTTGTATTCGTCCAAAAACACAATTGAGTTATTAGAAAATTTTATATAGATCCATATAATTTTTCTGTTTGAGTGTTTTTGATAAGCTTTTTTCCACCCGTCTTCTTCAAATATGTATGTCATTTTATTTTCGTCGTGCAAGACCTATCTAATTTATTTACTCTTTTTCTTGTCTGTTCAGACATGGAAGACGCATTTTCTGTCATGGCAACAGTTCCACTAGATCTAGCAAACTGATCTGAGACATGAGAACGCTTTGGCTTCGATTCAATTTTATGTTTTTTCATAAACTTTTCAACCGAAGATATGCTTCTATCTAAATCTATTGCAATTTCTTTAGTAGTTTTTTCGTTAATTTTACTCTCAATATAAAATTGTTCTACTTTTCCTATTGGTCCCTTTTTAGCCATTATTAAATAACCTCTGAGCGTGTATGAAAAAAGATTTGTTGTTTGTTTGTAAGTATTTAAGGTAAGAAGCGAATACCCTACCGTCAACTTGCTTTAATTTTGTGTCTAGATTATTTTCTCTATTAGAATCTGCTCCAAGTGGATCGTATAATAAATTGTTATATGTTAAAACTTTTGTTACAGTTTGTTGAGACCCATTATTAATATAAGCAAAAACCTTGTCTTCGCCTACGGCTGATTGTCCCTTTTTGTTGAAGTTGTGTTCCATTATTTTTTTTCTCCAGTCATAATGTAATGATACTGATGGTCTTTATTCATCCTGTTTATCATCTTTCTTTTTTCTCTTTTTTCTCTAGCCTTTTGGTCTTCTTTAGCCATCGCGTTTGATCTTTCGTAATGCCCTTTATTCCTCCAGTTTTTATCCGCTTGTTGCCCTATGGTGGTAGGTTCTTGATAAACTTGCCCATATATTCCACCAGTGAGTATTCTTTCTAAAGATTGTTTTTTGCATTTTGGACATTCCGTAAGAGCATCTTCTTTAATAGACTGATAAACATCTTCCATGAAATGTTTGCAGTTACTACATTCATAGTCGTATAACATTATGACTCCAGTGCATAAAGTATGGCCCCGATAATACCATTTCTCTGTATATCATGATACTCCAGTTTGCAGATCCCAACACCCGGAACATCAGATAATCTTTCTAAACAGAAATCTAATCCACTATATTTAAATATGTCTGTTTGTTTATTGTCACCATTTATAATTACTTTAGAATGATTTCCCATTCTTGTTATGAACATTTTTATCTGTTCGTTAGTGCAGTTTTGAGCTTCGTCTAAAATCATAAACGAATCATGAAATGTAGAGCCACGCATTGTTTCTAATGGCTCAAATCTAATTCTACGTTGATTATAATAATAACCAAACTTATCTCTACCAAGGAAATACTTTAGATTTTCTTCCATTGGTTGAAGATATGGTTTAATCTTTTCGTTCAACTCTCCCGGTAAAGAACCAATATCTCTACCAGTACAAACTAAAGGGCGAGTAACTATAACTGTATCAATTTCGTCTTTTAATAACTTTTGGGCGGCTAGCCCAGCTGGAATAAAAGACTTACCGCTACCAGAGGGTCCAGTGCAGAACACTACATCGTTTTCTACAATTGACCTAATATAGTTTTTTTGATTTTCAGTTTTGGCCTCCAAGTGGTTTTGCTTAGGTTTCTTTTTCTCTTGACGCTTTTTTCTATTGTTGTTATTTGCCTGTGCTACCAAAGCCTTTACTCCCTCGTTGTGAGGAACCCAATTCTTCTCTTAACTGTAAAGATATGATAGGAACCTCTTGGAATATCATCTGCGCGATTCTATCCCCACGATTTATTTCTACATCTTCATCAGAAGTATTGTATAAACAAACCATGATCTCTCCTCTGTAGCCAGCGTCTACAACGCCAGCCAATACATCTATACCTTTATTTACGGATAGTCCAGATCTGGGCCAAATCAACCCGCCTAAATTATCTGGCATGTCTAGGCTAATCCCGGTTTTAATTGTTGTTCGTTTATTTGCAAATATAAATTTATCTTCATCGGCATATAAATCAAATCCAGCGTCTGTTCTGTTAGATTTAGTTGGTACGTGAGCGGTTTCTGTTAAATATTTAAATCCTACAAAGTCCATCATTAATTTTCTCCTAGTATTAGCGAATTTCGCAAGATCCTCCAGAGCAGGCCCACTCTTGCTCTGCTTTTACGTTGTTTTCCTCTTCGATAACTTGAGTGTAATCTACTTCTTTATATTCACGGTTCATGTCTAGCCAATTTTTCCAGTTGTAAACGTCTTTCATGCAATATGTTAACAGCTTGAGGTCGCCGTTCATATATCTATCTGCAAATCTTTGGCATCTATCTCGGTATTCTTTTTTTTCTGAACCTTTAATCTTTTGACCAACTCCTAATAGACTGTCACAAGCCGCCCATAAATTGTCTTCATAAAGAGAAAGACCTACTTCAATTAAGCCGCTTACGAATACTGCTGCGTCTCCGTAGTGTTGTATCTGTTCACTAGGTAAATACACTGTTGTGAATGGAGCTTGTGCATAATCTTTATCGCCAGCAATTGGTAGCAGCGAAACACCGCAAAAATACTGGCGATTATCGTAAATAAATTCTGTCACAGCGTCCCACTCTTCTGGCTTAACATTAATAGTATTGGAAACATTATGTGTTAGCCACTTTTGTGTGCATTGTTCTGGATTTGTCCCGCTCATTACCCAGCTTTGCTGTGTGCTTTTGACGTATTCTAGTAAATCTATGGCCCCAAGCTGATTTTTAATCTTAGAACCGTCTGGAACTTCTACGCAAAACGCTACAACGTCATCCGAATCGTTATTAGACCATACGGACTCCTCGCAGGCTCTAGGATTTATTGTTTTAAAATACTGGTAGATCGGTTCCATTTTATTTGCTTGGACTCTACGGATGTATCTCTTGGCGTGATGGGGGTGTATACCGGAAGATGTTCCAAGAATACAACTAGACGTACCCTCTGGCTTAACACAGGTAGTACGTGCGGCCTTATTGATACCAATTAGCTTTGCTATTCTTTCGTTAGTTTTCTTTACTATTTCTGCACCCTTCTTCTGAACTTTCGGGTCTAGACAGATTTCATGCTGTTCCATAATGCCCGTCATTGACACGCCCAGTAGAGCCTCGCGGCTGATAATATTCTCAGAAGCCTTGCCAAGATAAGGGAAGTCAGTAAAGCCTGCTTGTAAAGTGCCAATAATAGCGGCAGACTCACAAGCTGCGTAGAAATCTTCTACAGTTTTAACTTTAGCACAGTTAATTGTAGAAAGATTGCAGGCTTGCCATCCGCTTTCGCCCGTTGTTTCATCTACGGGCCACATGCCAATTTCCACGCATGGATTTACAATAAGCTCTGTAGAGTCAGACCATACGAATCCGGGTTCTCCAAATTCTTTTACTGATTGCATCAGTTCACTGAACTGTTTCTTTGACGTTTTTTTTCGTAGTAATAATGCTGAGTTATTTGATCGTCCTCTTTGTGGATTATCAATGAACCATGAACCAGTTTTAGCCTTTGCCATTTCTTCGTCGTCGGCAGAGAAAAGACAAATTGTAGCACTACGCCTCACGCCACCGCTAATCACGGCATCAGCACCAAACATGACAATATCGTATGCTTCAATAGGTTTAATTTTATCGCGGCCCTCTTTAATAATATTGTCTAGGACTTTCTTAATGCTTGTCAGAGCTTTCTTGAGAGGATCTGGTCCGGGAGCTTTGCCCCCACTGGATTTTAGGTATGCTCCAGCTGGTCTAATATTTGTGTAATCAAAAGTTACGTTCTTGCCATTATATTCTGGGAAAAGGTTGCATTTTTTAAAATAACTTGAAACTAATACACCTACGGCATCAGACCAACCCTCAATAGAATCTTCAATAACAAATTTTTTATATCCTTCTTTTGATTTAACGATCTTTGGCAGCTTATCAATATGATGCTTCTGAACAGAAAACCCAGTGCCGCATCCACATAATAATAAATACATGCACTCTTGGAAGAAACGTACTCTGTCTGTATAAGACGCAATGCAATTATAGATTCTGGCGTTGTGCTTGAAAACTGGAGCGCCACCAAACTGCAAAGCTCGTTGAGAACCAAGAATCTTTTTCTTCCTCATGTCCTCATATGCTTGAGATATTGCATCTTTAACGTCTAAAAAATTGTCATTATGGGGGTCTACGTATTTGTCAAGCATCATTTGCTTAACTCTGTCAACTGATTCCTGCCAAGTTTCTCTTCTCTTTTTTTCTGGACACCATCTTGCATATTTAGATACGAACGTATAGTTCATCAATGACTTTATTGACATCGATCACCATCTTCCTTTTTTTAAGTAATGATTTAGAAATATTTTTCAAGCAATCTCACAATAATGAATCTAGCAACTGCTGGTATTATAATGAATACCAAGAGATATGTCAATATTACGGACCCATATTTTTTTTCTTTCGCGTTTTCCCTTACGTTTTCTACTACAAAATCATAGCACTGGCGTTTCAATTCTTTTCTTTTTGCTGGTCCAGAATCGCAAAATCCACCAGACTGACTAACTATTGTAGCCCATTCCGTCGCGTATTGCAAGCAGTCTTTAGCGATTTTTCTTTTTGTTTCGTCAGAATATTTTTCTTCAATTTCTTTTTCTATGTCATATTGTCCAGCATAAGTAAGGTGGTCTAGAAAATTCAATATACTGGATTTATCGTAGCCAAAACTAATATCTGGGAAGTTTTTAAGCCTAACGGTTCCACCTTCTTTTCTGAACACTAATTGCTCAATGTACGCATAAAGCGTGATGAGTCTTGTGATTTCTGCTCTTGGGTAATTAGTCCCAAAACTTATAGTTGTTGTTTCGTCTTCATTGTAGACATTTGCGACGAGGGGGCTTTCTGATTTGATCTTAAATCCATTTACGCTAAAACCTTCATCGCTAAAGATTTTAAATAGAATTTTACTTATTTCTTTTGGTGACATTTTAGTTCTCCCGCAGTAATGTCCAAGCTATACCAGCAAAGTATTGAGAAAGCATTTCTTTTTCTTCTTGGTTGACAGAATGGTTTTCATCAGTTAAAATTTCTTCCATTAACTTTACGATATTTTCTGCAAGACCTTCGTACTTTCCTACTAAAGTTTTATCGAAAACGATTTTTCCAGCTAGAGAATATACATCATTAACCTGCTGAGAAGTGGTTTCATAACCAACTATTCTCTGAGAAAACTCATAATTAAATACTGCTATTTTTTCTCTATCTTCTTTGTTGGTAATTAATTCTGAAAAAATCGCAACCCTATCTCTAATTTCTTCCGTGGGTGTTTTTATATCTAATATTTTAACTTCCGGCTTAACAATAACCGGAATAACAATATTGTCAATTTTATCAAGCAATCCATTGCCAAACACTGAATAAAATAAAAGTAATAAAGCTAGTATTTTTTTGTTCATGCTACTCCTCCGTGTTTAGGAGAGGAAATACCTCATCGATTTTATGAATCGCTTCTGTTAATTTTAGTGTTTCGCATTGATTTTTAAGAGTATGCCAAGATTCTACAACTTGAATAAAAGAAATTTCTTTCTTTTTCCCCCACGAAGGCATTCTTATGTCTCCAATTTTTCCTAATTTATGTGTCAACCATGAAAAATCCCAACTCGTAACTAGTATGCCAGCGGCTAAAATGATTGCCACCATCCTAAAAAGGCTTTCGTTGTCCATATTTACTCCAGTGCGTTTAGTGGTTTGATGATAATATCTTTTCCAAATTTGCTACCGTGATAAGGGCAGACGGTTTTATGTCCATCTCCTTGAATGATTACTCCGCTTCCTTTGCAGATGCATTTTTTTGGATCTTCGTGTGGGCCAACTATATCTGGAGTTGGCTTGATGTTGTAAATTTTGATTTCCGCTTCATCGAAAGCTGTTGAAACTTTTTCTTTAAATTCTGACAATAAAACTTCACCACTATAGCCAAAGCTGTTTACATTGCCTCCGTCTATTCGTTCTTCTGCTTTCTTGACGAAATGCAGAGTGATAGCAATAGATATTAAACTAATAAAAACAAGTTCCAAAAATCTTTTCATGGAGTTCCTCCGTCTACTGCGTTGTAGTAAGCAACGTCATCAAATCTGGATGTTAATAAAGTTTCTAGTTCCGCATATGTCATGCTAGTTTCATATGTTGCGTCAATGGTGTGAAAAGATCCCGTTGGTGTACATGTGACTACGCATGTTCCGTTTTTTGCCGCCTCGATTGAGGTGTTAGGATTTGTTACTACGTCTGTTGTGTTTACTATTGCCATAAAATTCTCCTTTTTATTAAGTTTCGTAACAATTGCATGTGCCGTCTTCACACGTTGGGACTGAGTTCGTTACACAGTCTGTAGATTCTTCAGCTCCAGAGCTAGGCTCAGAGGCGGGTTCTTCGCAAGTGCATCCAGTAGCACAACTGTTGGACACCTCCTGCCAATAATATACGCCATTGGGACAAACGCCGCCATAGTCGTCAGGATTATAATCTCTACACTCGGCTATGTAGCTGCATGTACCCGTGCATGACCCACATAATTCGCCATACTCTGAAGTTACAGATTCACACAACGTATTCCCCCCTGACTGGTAGCATTGGCAACATTCGACCGGTCCTATCGTCGTTGTCGGGGGAGGCGTGGTGGTTGCGGTGGGATTGCAGTCACATGTGCCGTCAGGGCATAGCGGGGATGAGTTCGAATTACAGAGTTCAGCATTATCTTCAGTTACAGGCTCACAAATGGTATCATTTCCAACTTGAGTGCAGACGCAACATAGAAATTCAGTATCGTCGTTGTTGTTGCTGGTGTAAATGTCAACAAGGTTTTCACCTATAATAACACTTTCTAGCTGCTGTTCGCCTTTGTAAACTTCTACTGGTTGATCGCCAAGATAAATTGGTGGCATTATTTTCTCCTCATCATGGCACGAAGTATATGGTGTTGGGATCTTTAACTATGTTGTCATAAGTGTCTTGACTAACAATAACAAGATTGTTTACCGATTCAACAGAGACCGTTCCTGTCCCGCTGTAGGAATTCAAAATTGGCCTTGTGTTTGAAGGAATTCCTCTTTTGGTAACGATCCACTTGCTTAAATTTCCGTCATAAATTAAGTCAACTTGCTCGTCTGGATAAACAACAATGCCAACGCCGTTTGTCATGTATAATTGATTAGCTGACGCACTGTTTGGATTTTGATATGGTAAAGATATCTTGTTAGAATCAGACGTGTTAATAATGCTAAACTTAGATGGCGTATAGCTTGCGTTGATCCCTCTTATGGTTAGAATTGGAGAAGATGGAGACACTTGGAGAACATCAACAGAAGAGCTTGGTGTCCAATCGTCTATATTTCCAGTTAGTCCCGTAATTTCTGCTGTTGTATAACTGACGCTAACACTTCCGGCAGACATTCCAGTAAGGGAAGACCAAGCGTCTACACCGTTTCCAACCTTTAATATGTCGTTGGTTGTATCGTATCCCGGCTCACCTTTTCCCAATACCGGATTGGAAGTAGACCAATCGTTGGCTGTTCCTCTTCTAAATTGTATTCTTGTTTCTGTGTAGTCTGCCATTTATGCGCCCTTATGTTGTTTTGTAAGCTCTCCATCTACTTGCGGAATTGTCATAAACTAACTTAAATCCAGCTTGAGGCTCAACGGTTACGCTAGACCCTGTTGTGGTTAAAATGCTATTTTCGTTTCCTCCAACGTCGTTGGTTAAAGTTATATCATTAACTCCCACGTTGTAAATTTCTATTTTTCCGTTTCCGTATGTTGCGTCTACGCTATTCAGTGTTAACGCTGCTGTCGTTGTTAAGGATATAAAGTCGGCAACGACATTAGGAGTCCAGTTACTATAGCTGCCAGATCCCACGGCAATCAAGGTGGAAGAAAATCTTTGACTTACAAAACTTAATTGTCCAGATCCATCTGTTTGTAGTAACTGATTAGCAGATCCGTCAGAAGTGGGCAAGGAATATCCACCGACTGTAATCTTCTCACATATAACATGGTTGGGAACATCGTTAGTTCTCATTATGCTGGAAACTATAATAGAACCAGAATTTCCACCGCTAACTTTGCCCACCTTTCCAACATTTTGAATAAGATTTCCTACTCCGGTTGGTTTCGCCGTAGTAAGACCACCTCCAGCTTTTACGTATAAAACTGATCCCGTTGAGGGGGTAGAATTATCTATGGGGTCAGTTGATATATGTTTAAGGCCTCCCCCGACTATAGCGTAGCCTTGAGAATTATTACTTAAATCAGCGTCTAACAACCCTATAGCTGGCATTGTTGAGGCGTTAGATGCGTCTGCTTTAGATACCTCAAATACTTCAGTCGCCCCAACGGTTCCCGTAATATAAACAGGAGTTCCTTTAGTAAGCGTGTCGCCTGAAGTGTTTTTAACATTTATTTGTACGTGTTCTGCATATCCAGTTTCGTTTAATATGGGAAGGTCATTCACTATGTCTTGACCGTTGCCAATCACAAACCTGTTGTCATCCATTACATAGCAGGGTTCGCCACTGGCTAAGACAATGTTACTAGCTTGAAAATCAGATAGATTTCCCCTACGCATTTGAAAAACAGAATGTTGTCTCATTTTACGTTACGATATATAATGTATTTGGGTCATATGTAGAAAGTGCGTCGTATTCAGCTTGTGTTAATGATAATATTTTTGTCGCTTGACCAACGCCATACACAAGCCATCTTGAGTATACGTTATCATAAGTTAGAGTAGCACTATCGCCGCTATTTAATACTATATCTCCTTGTGGCATGTTATAGAATCTATTTTCTGCTGTTGCTGTAGAACTGTCTTGCTTAAGCGTTATGGTGAATGTGCCAAAGTTATTAATGGTAATTTGTTTCTTTGAAACGTGTGACTGATCTAGTCCGTGAATAATAACGTCGGCGGTGGTTGTCACCCTTAAAACATCTGCAACTTCGCTTGGTTGCCAATTAGAATATGGTCCAGCTCCCAAACTAAAGTGATTTGCAGTTTGCTCAACAGAAGAGCCTCCAGTCCCAATGGGAGATAACTCAGACCAAGTTTTTGTTCCATCTCCAATTTTAAGCGTATTCGTGTCGGTGGCTATTGCTGGCTCACCTC